AGAAAAGATGCTTTTCCGTATCTAAATCTTGCCTATTCACCTGCATATTTGCTAAGATATGTGTATACACTAATAAAGCCCATCAGTGCGGGAACACTGACAGGCTAAATTAGGGGAAGAGATTCACCAAGAACGGTGGGTTACTTATCCTCTAAATTGTTCGGAAAAGTAGTTACCACAACTTTGGACGGTGGGGTGACTACTTTTTTTCTATTTTCATCATTATTTTGGTTTCTTGAAATCGTATAGACTAATGTTCCAACAGCTAAGGCTAGAAACAATGCTTCATACGTTACAACCATATTTACACCCCCTTCCCGATCTGTCATACAGACCTGAAAGGCAAGAGGATGTAAGCCACCGTCCAACGGTAAATATTCCCTGTCTCTTATTATAAAGGAAAATCGGTTATAATGCATGACCAATCAAAAACAGAAGGTAGAGGTCTTGCCGTTAGTTGTTTATTATGATACGGTTAAATTAGATATTGTCATACGCAGAATTAAGGGTATTGCCTGATACCCTCTAATTATTATTGTGTATACTCTGTGTTCTTAATCCTCGTCTGACGGGTCTGCCAACCTATCAGACCTTTTTGTGTTCTCTTTTACCTCGTCTTTATCTTCTTGCTTTGCCCGATTAGTAAAATTCACTTTCGATACCATAATATTATAATCATTCTTAATCGTTGGAAGTTCGTCTACATAATACTGAGTAAGATTTTCCTTAGATATGATTATAGTGGTGCGTTCACTTTTTATATCAGGTGGCTTCTCGTTCCTCTTCAACCACTTCAAAGGTTTGCCTGTACACCATTTCCAAACTCGTTTAATTCCACGACCAACACTACTAAAGAAAGCACCGATTCGTTTAAATCCATTCTCAAAACGATTAGGGTAGAGGTGCGGTAAAGCCAATAAAGGTAAGCTTAAAAGGGCTACTAGAAGTCCTGAAAATACTGTTACTGCAATCTGTTCTAACATATATCCTCTTTTCCGAGGATATAGGCAATACCCTTAACTCTACGTATCTCAATTATACCATAATTTAACAACTTACTATAAAACGAGGACACTTACTGTACTATCGTTATACTCCATTGAAAATTAGTTTATTCATCAGGAAAAGTCTTACCTTTTTACAGAATGATAAACCTTTACAATTCATATTGGGGTATCTCTATTCTTAGTGTGACTTATACTTTCACCGATTGAAAGGGAATACTACTACTAATTTACTTCCTACCTCTATTTTAGCGTTAACAGCCCCTAAAATTCAGCCACAGTGTTTAAATTATCTAACACCCTATTCTAGCCCAACGACCCTCTAAAAGAAAGGCGACCCTGTTAAACAAATTTCTATCCCCTTCTATCCATAATATAACAATTACCCTATACCATTGTAAGAGGAGAAATTATGAAAATATCCGTGATTGGTTACTGTTAAGTAAGGAAGGATATTCCATTCATAGATTAACAGGCTTTACCCCTCTAAATCTATAGCCTTTTAATGGTAAATGTGCCGACAACTTTATCTACTTCCTAAAGAACTAATCACAATTCTTAGGGTGTACACATTTCTTGTGTAACCCTCAACGTCATATATGACAAGGGTATAAAAGGTTACACAAATTTAGTGATAACTAATAACCTTCAAAATGCCTATTCCTGCACCTAATGAGTAGGGGGAAATGAACACTAGGTATAATTAAACATACATAAAATAACTTCCCATGCTATAATATAAGTTAGATAAAATACAGCTAAAGCAGGTGAAGTTACCGATGGCTAATAAAGAATGGAATAGCGTAAGTGTTAGGTTAGACAATGAAAGTTTCGGTAAGTTAAAGGGTATTCAAGAGTATTACGATGGTATGGCCATAACAGATATAATAAGAAAGTTAATTGTAGAAGTACATGACAGACCTTCCATTCTTGCACTAATAGAAGAAGATGAGTACAAGAGGAAGATGAAGAAGTTTCAACAGATTCAAAGTAACCTAAGTGAAGAAACGAATACAGAGGTAGAAACAGTAGATGAACTAAGAAAAGCATTAGGACAAACAGATGAAGATATAGAAGAGGTTAACCCTTTACCAGTAGTTGAGAAGGATAAAGAGAAAGATAATAGTAAGGAAAGTAAGTCTTCTAGTAATAATGAAAATGTTAAGTCTAGACCTCTTCAACCTAAGAATAGTCCTGAATGGTTTTGGAATGGTACTTACTATACAGATGCTTCTTTAGAACAAAGAAGGAAGATTGATGATAGGGTAAAAGAAGTTAGTGACATGAGAGATGATGGAGGTACTAATAAGTACTTTAGCAATATGACTAAGAAAGAGAAGTTAACTTTCTTACAGGTGTTGTTTGGTGAAGATGCTTACCCTAATGATATTCTAGATTATAAGCTGAAGAACAGATAGTAAATAAAGAGAAATAGAATACACGTTATAAATGAGTCCTTGCTAATTAAAGCAGGGGCTTCTTTTTATTTGTAACCTGTAATAGCTATACAAATATGTCTTAAGGAGTAGGGGAAATCACAAGGGAAATAATATGCAACTATATTATAGAAGAAACTAGCATAAGGAGAAAAGGGAAGTTGTGAGAAGTGGGGATTTCCCCTTAGCCCCTTTCTATAGAGACTAGTTCCCACAACTCCTATTCATTATTTAGAAAGGAAGGATAGAACATGGCATTAACAGATCAACAGAAGTATGCAGTCAATCTATTAGTTAGTGATCCTACTAAGACACAGAAGCAAGTAGCAGAAGAGATTGGCGTACACTATAATACTGTTACCAATTGGAATAAGAACAAAGAGTATGTAGCTTATAAGAATGAAGTAAGCAGAACCTTTCATGATTCCTTTAAGGATGAAGCCTTACGTATTCTTAGAGACAAGGCATTAGATCCTAAGAGTCGTTCACACTTTAGGTATCTTGAAATGATGTTGAAGTCTTACGGTGAACTAACAGACAAGCAGGAAGTCAATGCTACTGTTAAAGAAGAGAAGTCAGACGATGAACTCTTAGAAGAATTAAAGGCACTCCGTTCTCAATAGGACGGGGTTCTTTTTTTATTAGGGTGGCTTCTTTTAAAGTAGGGCGTTCTTTTTAAAGGAGGGTGCTTTTTAAAGGGGGACACTATTTTTTTAGGAGGGCGTTGTTTTTAGACGGGCTTTTTAAAGACGGTGTGTTTCTTTGTAGTACCTTTTATTTTATAGTCATTAACTTACATAGCTTTATAGTATAGAGAAGCACACACAAGCACACAGCTTTAATGTGTAGCACCTTACATACAGAGTCTATAAACTAATTACATTAACTACAGTACAGGTATCAATACTAGTCTCATATATCTTGGGTTCTGATACTCCTTAACGCCCTTGATGTATCAGTACCTACAGAGTCTCACATGTTAGTCTCAGAATGTAATTGATTCTTTAATTGATTTTCTTAATCATTTTAGAAATTCTTTTCTTTTGTAAATTGAATTGTATATATTATAGACACAATTAAAGAGAATTCCATGTTTGAATTGTCTGATAACTACCCCACCATAGGGGGTCTGGTGGTGCTATTACTACGGCAGGTATCTGCTACATATACACACCACTTTTCACAACTCGGGGAAGCTTCCCTTTACTTCCCCCTCAACTAATTATTTCGTTTGTAGACTCCATTCATGAATCTGTAAATCTAGCCATTGCGTTGCCCTTACTAGGTCGTCCTGCTTTATCTCAATGTCTAACTTACTACTCGTCAGAATCAGGTTGAAGTAATGAGAGTAAGCCCTATGCATATTATCAGGATACATAAAACCTCCATCCTCAATAGCCTTTGCTTCCCGTCTTACAGAATCATAGATACGATCTTCATTAGGATTCCTCAAAATACTTCCCCCTTTTTAAAGTGAATACCCCTTTATTTTACCACTATTCGAAAACGTCTATACAAATTTTTCGGCACAATTTCCATAACTCGGATGTCCTTTTTACTTAGCCAGTTTCCATTACTTCTATGAAACTAATTTTAGGAGTTGAGAAAATGGAAACTAGAACAATCATTAAACAAATTAAATCAGAACCTTTCGTCAGTATTCCTGACCTCGAGTTATCTGCAAGAGAGTTAGGTCTTGATTATGTAAAGGAATATAAAGATGGAAAGTACAACCTTACGATCTATGCCGACCCAGTGGAGGAAGTAACCCTATGAAATATACCTACACATACTTTGTTGTTTACAACACAATACGTGTTAATAGTAGAGGACACTTTGAAGCAAATATGCAGTCAAGCACTGTTATTGAAAGAGATAAGCCTATCGACAGGGTAGGAGAGATTATAGACGTAGAGGAATTTATTTCTAATGAACTCGGTGATAGGTTTACACATATTTGCTTAATAAACTTTAAGCTACTGGATCAGGAAAGGGTAGAACCACCTGACATTGATACAATCCTATCTAATATCCGTGAAGAGTATGTTAACAACAAAGACGCTTATATATTAAGTGCTATGGGCAGTGAAGAAGAAGTAGAAGCTTGGTCAAGGTTTAAGACAATTGAATTTGTTATAAAAGAGTTCGGCTATACCTTAGATGATTTGAGAAAGGCAGGGCGTTAATATGACTAAGGAACAGTTAGAAGACTTTATTAAAGGATACTTACAGGAGAATTTAAATGCAGAAGTTACTCGAGGTCAATACGGGCATCAAATAAAGTATGCAATTATTGAACTTACTTTAGAAGGTGAATCATTACTAGACATCGAGATTGACAATATCTAAGCATTGACCTTAATAGTAATCGTCTACTTCATTGTAAACGTTGTTGGGATCATCACAGGCTTTAGGGATCAAGACACTTACCTATTATCGGCATCGCTGTTCTTTACAGTTGTGCCGATAATTATTTTTATCTTATGGGCTTTATTGGAAAGAGAGTAAGCAAGGAGAGGTTTATATGAAAGCTGAAGACATTCCAGTAGGCAAGGCACTAAAATTCCTCACAGAGAATGAAGACAGTATTTCAAAGGTTCATCATCAAACAGAGATTGTACCGATTGATAGTGAAGATGCACAATGGCTTAGGTTTAGAGACGGAGATATAAGAATTACATTTACTGTTGATCGTCAGGTGTTAGAAGATTTAAAACAGAAGGAGAGTGTAGATAATGACTAGAGAAGAACTTTTAATTTTCGGCTTTATGGTTGATGCTGAGATTGTAGATAGCTACACGAAAGAGGATGTCAAAATCGTTCAAGATGCTTTGATGAAAGAGTATGAGGTTAAAGAATCTCATTCGGTAGAACACCAAGAAGAGAAGCAAGTTATATTAGATAAAGATTTAGATAACCTTTACCGATCCTATCGTGACAAGGTTAAGCAATTTCTTAGTAAATAAACTACTCAGCAGGGGTAAAGTCAGTGAACAAATACTTCTTTACTTCTGCTTCAACTCTTCGCTGTAACTGCATCCTCACAATCTTTATCTTATCTACTTTATTATTACACCACATTTCATAGTTAATGGTCTGTCCTTCCCTTTCCCCTGACGTTCCCATGAAGCTAACACGAATTCCATAACGCCTCATTTCGCTTTTCACTTCATACATACGCCGATTCATTTTAGCCTTAACACTCATACAGAATTCTGCCCACGATCTACCTGTCTTGTGTGGAGTTTTTTCATGTTCAAAAAGCTGAAAGTCTCTTTCAATCACTTTAATAGCGTTAAGAAGATCAATATATTCGTGTGTAATATCTAATTGCTGATCGAACTAATGTTCTCCATAATGCACCTCGAATAGAATGTATGTTCTTATTGTATATGTAATAATCTCTGATTACAAACGAGTTTTTTACCAAGAGTATAGTATGTGAAATTTAGTTCTAATTTATTTTTAAGAACATAGAATAGAGAAGAATCCGTTAAAGTAGCCGTAGCTTTTTACAGTTGCGGTTACTTTTTTTATCTTAAGGGTTGCACATGTTAGTAACATTTGATACTATGTAAATACAGTTAATTTAATCTAACACAAACTAACACACACAAAGTTAAGGATGATTAAACATGGCAACTACTTACGGATATATACGAGTTTCTACAGTACATCAAGATTACTCACTACAAAAAGAAAACGTAATGCAAGCAGGTGTAGAAGAAGAGAATATCTTTTCAGATAAGAAGACAGGAAAGAATCTAGACCGTGAAGGCTTCCAATCTCTTTATGAAAAACTAGAATCAGGTGACACTATTGTAGTTACTAAGTTAGATCGTCTCGGACGTTCGATGGGTCAAATTATGACACTTATAGATAAGCTAACAGATAACGGCATTTACTTAGTAGCTGTTAAGGATGGTATTGATACACGCAAGACTGACAGCCCTTATGGAAAAGCGATGGTTGGAATGCTTGCCCTATTTGCAGACGTTGAACGTACCTTGATTGTTGAACGTACAACAGAGGGTAGAGAACATGCTATGAAGAATGGTGTTGAGTTCGGACGAAAGAAGAGTAACACCAAGACTTATAATAAAGCCATTCAGGAATATTTAGAAACAGGGAAGAACGTTAATAAGCTGTTAGCTGAATACGATGGCATGACAAGGGCTACATTCTTTAGAAGATTAAAAGAGTATAAAGAAAAACACGGGATAGCTTAACGGCTGTCCTTTTTCTTTTGCCATTTTCCATTACTGTATTGAGGTGATGGAAATGAACACAGAGACATTTAGAAATAATTTATTCAACATGAACACTCGTAGGTTTGGTGCAGTCGCTGAACTACTTGTACAGAAATTAGTTAAGCATAATACACCAACGAATTTACACCATGACTTAGCAGGTCTTCACAGTGATCTTAGAATTGAAGTGAAGTTCTCACGGGCAGAACGAAAGCACAAAGAACCTATCAACGAACACAATGTTATTTCAGCAATTGAAAACGATGGTCTAGACGTTAGGTTATTTGCTTCTAACGATTATCTTAAAAACGATTGGGATTGTAACATACAGCAAGTGAAGCCTGACGAATTCGACATTCTCATATATGGTATCTGCTTTGCCGATACAGTGCATTTGTTTTTGATTACTCCGTATGATCTATTAACCGATAGCCGTTTAGGTTATTGCGACAAACAGCATAAAGGGAATGTAGGGGAAGGGCAGTTTCATTTAAACAAACGGAACTTTACAACGCACCTTGCAAACTATCATTTCCGATCAATCGGTTATTCATCTATGAAGATGTTATTAGAACACACGTAACCCTCTGAATTCTTCAGGGGTTTTTCTTTGTTCATGTCCTAATCCTTAAAGATATTTCCATTACTAAAGTAATTAAAGTTTTGGAGGTCAGGATATGACTACTAGAAGACAAGTAACCGTAGTGGAACGTAACGGAGAAGAGTACACAGAAAATATTCACTTACCTAATATCAGAAACATTATAGGATTCCTTAAAGGTACATGGGACTTAACCCCGTATCATTCTTGCTTCCCTGATCGTAACCAACTAGGGGATATTGACGGAAGCATTGAACTTCATGGCCATACTTTACATATCGAATTTAAAGAAGATAAGAACGTTTTAAATTCAGGTCAGTTAGTTAAAGCCATACGTCAGGCTAAGTACTCTAACATCACTACACTGTTTGTGTTTGGTAAAACGAACATGCCTACTGAGTACATCCAGTTCAGCCCTAGCCGTCCTAAAGGTACAGGGTTCAAACCGATAACATTAGCAAGTCTTAGATTGCTTTTGAAACGGTGGGCAGACCATGCAGAGAAAGAAAGTCTTGTACAGAACGATCAGAGTGAATGGAACATTGCTAGAAAGGTTTTAAAGGAACTAGATTAGCCACGATGCCTTAACGGTGTCGTGGTTTTCTTTTGTCATTAGCTAATGGTATACCCACTTTAACTTAACTAAATGCAAATTTAAAGATATGTCTTGATTATATATGATACTTATGTTAAATTAAATACAGTTAAGTTAAAGTAATTTAACTACACTAACACACACAAAGGATTGATAACATGAGTAAGGCTATCGCATTAACAAAGGAATACACTTTACCAACGATTAAAACGGTTTACAATTCTGTTTGTAGTTACTTCGATATTGAGGATTGCAGGACTTCCCAGTTATGGCTGTTCGGTACAGCAGGGGTAGCTTCAGTATTCGTACTGTTTACAGTTTTAATAAACATGATGATCTAAGGGGATGCCAAAAGGCATTCCTCTTTTATTTACCCTGCAAAAAGACCACTTTCACAACCCTTTATATTAGGAACAATTATAAGGGGAGATATTATGGAAGGTACTGTAAAGGGACTTACATATAAAGATTACGTAGAAAGACTAGAGTTCTTAGATTCATTTCTAAATGAGATTGACAATGCATTAAAAGAAGGTACTGAATTACCAACGGAGATGTTAGAAAAGTCAGTCGAACGACAGAAGGAAAGAAATAAGGTTGAACGGATTGTACGGTGTTGGGGATCAACCTTAGATTTTATGTATGAGTATTTTAGCGAGGATAGAAACCCTGATAATGCAGGTAACTTAATTCCACAAGGAATCAACGTTTTAAACGCACCTCATTTTCATAAGGAATTATCATCTTACCTAGATGACACCGTTAAGGAAATTACTAAACGTCTTGCTTGGTCTGTTCCCCGTGGACACGCTAAGTCAACGTACCTTAGTAATATGTTTCCTTTATACAATATTGTCTTCAATCTTAGAAACTACATTATCATTGTTTCAGAAACTGAAGCAGGTGCAATTATGTTTACGGAATGGATTAACTTACAGCTGAAACATAATGAAAAGCTACGTGAAGACTTTGGAGAACTAATGAGTACTAACACGAAAGAGAATATCAGAGACAATAACCAAGTATTCGTAACCTTGAACAATATTAAAGTACAAAGTGCTTCCATCGGTAAGCAGTTACGTGGTTCACGTCACTTATCACATAGACCTGATTTAGTCATTGCCGATGACTTAGAGAGTAGCAGAAATACAAATACACCTGATTTACGAGAGAAGAACTTTCACTGGTTTAACTCAGTAGTAATGCCTTTGGGTGATCCTGAGAGAACAGCATTCATTTACATGGGAACGTTAGTACATCCATTAGGATTACTTCCTTCAGTAATGGAAAGACCTGACTTTGAAGATACCCGTTATTCAGCAATTATTAGTGAACCTGATAATGCTGAACTATGGAATAAGTATGAGTCTATTTATTCCAACCAAGAAGATGACGACAGAAAGCAGAACGCAGAGAACTTCTATTATGAAAATCAAATCGAAATGGATAAAGGAACTGCCACACTTTGGGCTGACCGTTTCCCTTATTACAAGTTAATGCAAGAAAAGGTAAACGTAGGATCAAGGGCATTTAATTCAGAGTTCTTGAACATTCCGTTTGATATTGATAACGCTATATTCAAACCTGAAATGTTCGTTCACTTTGACGATAAAGATTTATTTGATAACACAGGTCGTTACTTACCTTTAGATCTTTATGGGTTTTGGGATGTTGCGATTACTGGAACGGGAGATTATAACGCTATCGTGACTATCGGACGAGATAGACGAACAGGAATCTTTTACGTTATTGATGCATGGGCGAAGAAGTGCAACATGCACGAAGCGTTGGCGGTAGCCGAACAAAAGATATTAGAGTATCGTCATCACACGTTTGGTGTCGAGACTATTCAAGCCCAGTGGTCAATGTACCAACAGTTGAAAGCCAACCTTTCTAAACAAGGTTACTTTGCAACTCGTATGAAAAGCGTACAGCCACGAACTAAAAAAGAAATGAGAATCGAAGCACTCGAACCTATTGTGGAACAGGGTGCTATTCGTGTTAAGAAATCACAGCGATTATTGCTAGAACAATTAGAACAATTCCCTCAGCACGATCATGACGACTTGCCCGATGCTTTAGCAAGTTGTGTGGACATGGCAGGGAACAGACGAAAACGGCTATTTATGAATAAGCCTGAAGGGTGGTAAACATGGAGGAACTAAGAGATTTATTTATTAAGGGTGAGTATTTCCCTTTACCCGATCATGCAGAACGTATTGATCGATACAAGAGAAACGAAAAACTAGTAAGAGGTAAGCATGACGAAGTGTTTCGTAGTACTAGAAAAAAATGACTTATATATCTCAGTGAACTTCGCAGGTCTGTTGGTTAGAAAATCAGCAGATTTCTTATTTGGAGAACAGCCACAATTTTCAAGTGGTCGTTCTGATAACTCAACAGAACAGGTTGCCATTGATCGAATGGTAAACACTAACGATCTTCATAAAGTTGATTACCAGTTAGCGTTGCAGTCGCAATGTACGGTGATGCTTTTTATAAGATTAGATACGGACAAAGGTACAACGGTATGTACCCTGAATCCTTTGACCGTCCTAACACAATTATTGAACCTGTAGATGCTAAGAAAGTATACCCACAGGTTTCACCATATGACCGAACAAAGATTGTAGCTTTCCATATTACAAACACAGTTCGTAAAGCAGGTTCTATTGATGACTACCTTTTATATGTCGAAAGCCATTATGCAGGTGAGATTGTTTATAGAAAGTTTGACTTATCTTCATTCCATACAGACCGTCACGGAAACATCTTAACATTCCGTATCGGAAGAGAAGATAAAGGATACAGAGAGTCTGAAGAAACAGGCGTTCCAGTTCCTTTAGTTGTTCATGTACCTAACTATACAGACGGTACAACATGGCAGGGAATTGATGACATTAGCGAACACGTTACTTTGTTTGATGAGATCAATAACCGTATGTCTCAGATTGCACATATCTTAGATAGTCACGCTGACCCTGCCCTTGCCGTTCCTACTGGTTTACTGCAAGACGATGGAGAAGGTAATTCTTATTTTCAGGTAGCTGTAAATAAGGTGTTTGAAGTAATGGGTAAAGATGATATTTTGCCTGAGTACATTACGTGGAACGGACAATTAGACTCAGCCTTTAAGTCGGTTGATAACCTTATCGAATTTCTACTATCGACTAGTGAGATTCCGAACGTTGCTATTGGAATGCAGGACTCAGGAACTTCAGGAAACTCAGGCCTTGCAATTAAATGGAGAATGAATAGCTTGCTTGCAAAGATCAACCGTAAACGACAGTTCTTTGATTCAGGCTTAAAGCAAGTGTTCCAAGTGGCACAGATGTTAGAACTAGATGCCAACCCATCGGCTGTTGATTATGAGTTAACGATTCCAGTAATTAAGTTCAAGGACGGATTACCTGAAGATGAAAACGAACAAGCGAACATCATGTCTATTCGTACTGGTGGCGTTCAAACATTATCACGTAAGACTGCTTGATGACATTGGACGGTCTGACAGAAGAACAAGCAGAAGCAGAGTTAGAGAGAATCAACCAAGAAAGACAATCTCAATTCTATGCTGAACCAAGTATCTTCAATAACTTAGATGTAAATAGACACGATACTGCTGAAGAATAGGAGGTTTTAGTGTGGCGTTCCGTGAATATCATTCACCTTCGTATGATGAAGATCGTAGAAGGATAGCAACTATTTATGCAAGGTCTTATAAACAAGTTCAAGACGAGGTAAACAAGTTAAGTGAGTTGAGAAATAGAACGCCTACTCAAAACCAATTACTTCAACAGGAACAGGCAAAGCTTAGACAGATTAGTTTTATCTTCTCGGATTTATCAAGACAGTCGGCAGGTGAAGTAGACGACATTATTTATAAAGCATTCGGAGACGGGCAGAGAAATACAATTCTGTCTGTTTCTGAATACAGTAATTTAGTGGATGCTACAGAAGAGGTTTCAAATTCAGTGCTTGCTAGAGAACGTATTGAAAAACTTATGACAGATACCCAACGAGATTTACTAAAGGGTACAAATAATACTGAAGATAGTATTAAAGCTTTTGTTAGTCAAACTGTTTCTACTGTTATGCAGGATAATGCTTTACAGAGTACGGGACGTAGAACCCTTTCAAAAGAAATTAGAGATCAATTAACCCAACAACAGTTGCAGTCAGGGATGCGGAACATGGAAACTGCCATTGTTGATAGGGCAAACCGTACTTGGAAGTTAGATACCTATGTAGATATGGTTGTACGTACTAAGATGAACACCGCATATATGGACGGGTTAAGAACGGAAATGCAGGAAAGAGATATTGATTTAGCAATCGTCTCCGACCACGGGGCTATAGATGAATGTTCTTACTTCGAAGGAATGATTATTTCCATGCGAGGTGAAACCCGTGGGTATCCAACTTACGATGAGTTACGTCAGAGTAATTTAATTTGGCATCCTAACTGTAGACATAGTGTAACCCCCGTTACTTCTGAAGATGTTCTACCCGATTCCTTACGTAGAACTAGTGACAGTCGCCTAAATAATTACTACGCAAATGTAAGTTTATAAATCTTTAATTATTTCCCTGCAATAGTATACCTTTTTGTGTATTAAGTATTAGGGAAAAGTCAGGGCTTTCGCAATTGTGTTATATGTACGCATTTAGCACACTGGCTTTCCATTGAAAAAATCGGTTCGCCCGTTTTGTACTGGCAGTGAACTAGCCAATCATTGCTTTAGTTTATTTAATGAATAGTACCTACCACGCATATGTAAGGCATTCATTTAGATATGTTGTAAGACTGATATGCGAACCACGGTAGGTCGTTTAATTGTGCCTGACTAACTTAGGGGCTTGCGTTTTATATGTGAGTACCTTAATTGGTTAGGAGAATTTTAATGCCCGTCTTACGGGTATGTTGCCCTTTAGGGCATACATTGAACTGTAACTCAATTGGTAGAGTACCCTGCTGATAACGGGAAGGTTGTAGGTTCAAATCCTACCAGTTCAACCAATCAGGATAAAGTGTTATTTGGTTGCATACCGCATTTGGGGTGCGGTGGTCTAGGTTCAAATCCTAGTGTCCTGACCATATGGAACATTGGTGTAACTGGTAACATACCTGCCACCTACAAAGGTTCGATTCCTTTAATAGTGTTGGACACTAGATAGGGTAGGGGTTGAAGGTTCGATACCTTCATGTTCCTCATACATTATCATTCCGTGTCGTTGCACGTTAAAAACGAAGAATGAAAGGAGAAATATTTTTATGCCACAACCACATTTACCAATGCGTTTACAGTTCTTCTCGGAACAGCCTGAGGGGGATACTACAGCTACTGATAATCCTTCACCTGAACAGAAGACAGAATCTTCAGAACAGAAGATGATTCCTAAGAATCGCTTTGATGAAGTGAATACACAAATGCAGGAAATGAAAACTCAGCTTGCAGAACTACAAGAAGAAAAACGACAAGCAGAGGAAGCGAAAGCAGAAGAAGTACGCAGACAAAAAGAAGAACAAGGTGAATATAAAGATCTTCTTGAAACTGCACAGACTGAACTTCAAACATACAAGTCAGACTTCGCTTCAAAGAAAGAACGTGCAGAAGCTTTAGAAGCTACTATCAATGAACTTGTTAAGACAGAACTAACAAGTATTGATGAGGAAATGCATGAACTCATTCCATCTAATTTATCACCTGAACAGAAATTAGAATGGATCAATAAAGCTAAAGCTAAGGGCTTCTTTACATCGCCTTCACAAGAACCTAGATCAGTTGGTTCAAAGAAACAACAAGAAGACGATACACCGCCTAAGAAAGACCCTGAAAATATGAATCCACTACAAAAAAATTCTAGCAGGAATGGGTAGCTAATCGCCCCATTCTTTTTTTAATGCAGACAATTAAGGAGAGAGATATACATGGCAGTAACATTGCAACAAGCAAGTAAACTAACTACTGATACACTCCAAGCAGGTATCATTGACACAATCGCACAAGAATCACAGGTACTAGCGAACCTTCCTTTTATGGAAATCGAGGGTAATGCTTATGTTTACAACCAAGAAGCTGAACTACCTGAAGTAGCTTTCCGTGAAGTAAACGAAGCTTATACAGCTAGTGAAGCAATCGTAGAACAACGTTCTGAGAAACTAGTTATTCTCGGTGGAGACGTTGAACTTGACCAATTCATTCAACAAACAATGAGTGACTACAACGATCAACACGCAGTACAAGTTCAAGCAAAAGCGAAAGCAATTGCAAACACTTATACTAAGCACTTCTTCAAAGGTTCAACAGCTTCAGACAGCAAAGCCTTTGACGGTATTGATGTTCGTGTAGCAGGTAAAGATGAAGTAGAACTTGACCATGCAGATTCAGTAGGTGCAGACGAGAACCATAAGAAACTAGATTCTCTTAACCGTCTTCTTGATGCAGTACGTGGCGGTGCAGATGCGTTGTTCATGTCTAAGGCAACACGAAGAGAAATTCTAGCAACACTTCAAGCGTCAAGTCACTACGTTGAATCAGGTGAAGATAGCTTTGGTCGTCCAGTACAGATGTATGGTGGTGTTCCAATCCTAGCTGTTGAAACTAACATTCTTGACAACCAAAACCGTGACATCTACGGCATTAAGTTTGGTTCTTATACAGATGTATCAGGACTTCAAAACGGTGGCGTACAAGTTCGTCAACTCGGAGAGACTTCTGCTAAGGCAGTTAGCGTAACTCGTATCGAGTGGTTCACTGGACTCGCAGTATTCAACCCTTATTCTGCTGTTCGTTTGAAAGACTTTGGCGTTACGCCCTAATGACCCCCCTACAGATGGGGGAGGGGACGAACCGAAGACGGGAACGATAGCGAAGATAACGGAGAAGAGAACAGCGAAGATTAAAGGGAAGGCTTAACTGCCTTCCTCTTTTTTTGTATAGGGGTGAGACGATGACAGCTAAAGTTTTTACAACCAACAAGACCTACAATGGAACAATTGCAGACGTTAAATTTTTCACAAGGCGTAGGAGTCTTTGAAAATGAAAAACTAGCTAAAGCAATTGCAGATGATTTTGGTTTTACGCTAGAAGTTGATAAGCCGAAACCAAAAACAAAGCCTAAGCCTAAGGCAAAAACTAAGGCAAAGAAAGAAGATACTAAGGCAGGTGAATAGCATGGGGAAAGTTGAAGAGGTTGATTTGTTCGTTACAGATAATATCTTTCACAGCGAACATTATGACAAGGTTAGCGATAACAAAAAAAACCTGCTTTGATTAACAATGCTGAAAATATATTACTAGATGAACTGCCCCAACACTTCAATGATCTTAACCCTGTACCTGTTTCTGTTTTAGCAGAACAAGCCGTTTACTTGGCTGAAATGGATGATAGTTTACGAAGGGCTGAAAAAGGTACTAACACTATTCAAGTCTCAGGAATGATGATGACTCAAAGAGATCGTGCCACCTTCAGAATCCCTAGATCTATTCTTCAGAAATACCCTAAACGTAGGTCAGGAAGTTATCACTTAGAAAGGCAACATACTTACAGACGTAAAGACACCTTACCTAGACGTGACAAGTATACGATAGATAGGGGGTTTTAGTATGTTGGGCATTCTTCCAACTAATCAAACAGTAACCCTTATTCAAATGTCTACAGAATTAGATGCATGGGGCAACTCAATTGAATTAGGAAGAGAAGACATTGAAGTTTATATAACCTATAACTCGTCCTTAGAAACAATCCCTAATGCACAAGGAAATGAAATACTGTATAACGCAACCTTGTTCTTTCCTTCAGACACGAAGATCAAATATAACGACATCATTAAGTACACCGACCCTTTAAGCAACAATATTGAATCAACGCCTGAAGCTATTCGATTTACTACCGACTTCGCAGGACAGTTATTTAATATCAGGGTGGTGGTTTAATGGATAACAACCAGTTTGATTTTCAAGTATTAAGTAATAGAACAAAGTTAGTTAGCAATGCAGTTCATAAAGCATTGGGCAAATCAATGGACATAGTTTTAGATGACGTTGTTAGGGCTTCTAGTAACGCAACTCCGTTTGAATATGGAACACTTTCACAGTCTTGGGCAAAGGGTAAAAGCACTGGTCTTAGAGGTGGGATCAGTGGAACAGTAGCCTATAACGTTACTGAAAAAGGTAGTGGAGGAAGATACAACTACGCTATTAGGATGCATGAAGATACGTCCTATAGTTTAGGTGAAGCTTCCCGTGCCCGTGGTGGCGGTACAGGTATGAGTGGTAGAACCTACGAGGTCGGCCCGAAGTTTCTGACAAGGGTTCTTGATGGTGAATCACAAACATATAGAAACCGTTTTGAAAGAGATATATTCGGATCAATTCGTTCTAGTTTGTAAGGAGGGAATGAATGTTTTCATTAGCTTCACTTGTTGAATACATGAGGACTGACAGCCCAGTTCCTGTTTTTGCATATCAATTCCCTTCTACATTTAGAGAGAACGGGGTGTATGTAACAAGCACTGGTTCATCACCTAGCGTTGCAGGATTAGCAACCGTTAATATTCAGTTCATGGTTCGAGACAGTGAAATCAATAAAGCAGAAACAAACAGCTTAGATATTAAGAAGCTGTTTCATAAGAAGACTAACTTTTATGTTGGGGGCTTACAGGTGGTTCTTTCTGAATCGCAAAATGTAGCCCCTATTTATATTGGAACAGACGGAAACGACAATCATTTATTCTCTAATAATTTTGTATTTTCCGTTAACGAAGGGAATGTAAAGTATGACAAATAGAAAAGAAAAAGTTGCAGGTATTGATGTACTTGTTAAGATTTCTGACGGTCTAGTTATTGGCGGTCAATCAGGTGCATCACTTAACCGAACGATGAACGTTATTGAAACTAACGACAAGACTAGTGGTGGTTGGTCTACAAAGATCAAGGGCATTAAAGAATGGTCTATTGATGCTGAAGCCTTTATGGTGATTGACGATGAAGCTTATCGAGAATTGTCAAAAGCCTTTAACGATGGTACTGATGTAGAAGTAAGTTTTGAAGTAGGTAACATTCAGTATACAGGATACGCATTAGTTACAGACTTCCCGTTGGACTTAGCACAAGATTCAGCCGTAACATTTACAGTTACGTTTGATGGTAATGGGGCATTAGAAGAAGAGTTCAGTACTCCCTCCTAGTCCCCCTTCTTTGGGGGTCTTTAACTCCACATATGATAGTGAAACAGGTAAATATATTTCACCGTCATTAGAAGTCAGTCCTTACGATGAACTTCATTTAAACTTCTCAATCGGTACTCCTTCTGATGTTATTATTAGTAATTCAGCAGATGGTATTGAATGGGAAGAACAAGATGAGTTAAGGCATGTAACCCTTAATGATTATGTTGTTGTAAGTAATCGTGACTATCTTAAAGCCGTTACTTCTCATCCATTTAGATTGACGGTCAGGGAGGTAGAATAGTGGCTGACTTATACGCAAACTTCAAAGAACTAAAGAAGGAGAACACTTACAATGACGACTATCATATCATGGTAGGCGTTAATGATTCGGATGTATTGTTTACAGCAATTCATGGCGGTGGTATTGAAGGTGGTACATCTGAATTAGCGATGTTCTCAGGTGCTTTAGGATATGATTTCTATTGCTTTGAGGGTTGGCGTTCCAGTGGAAACACCGATCTTCATGTAACTTCCACAAACTTTGATGAACCAAACGCAGTTAGAATTCACAAGCGTTTTGATTATGTTGTTTCTTACCACGGTTACTATGCCCGTGAGGATTACAACACAAAGATTGGTGGACTTGATGAAGAACTGAAAGAAGTTGTTTTAGACAAGTTATTAGAAGCAGGATTTAATGCAGAAATTGAACCACCTGAAAGCAGTATATCAGGTGTTAACCCTTCCAACATTACCAACATGAATAAAAGAGGTATGGGATTACAGTTAGAGATTAGCACACCACAACGGAGTGCTTTCTTTGAAACTAACAGTAGACCACAGCGAAGACACACAACGACAGAAGAGTTTCATAAATATATTGAAACAATTATAGAAGCAGTAGAACTAGTTAAAGCCTAGTCTCTATTGCTTTTTCTTATACTTACAAAATTATGGAGAGTGAATATAAATGGCAAATGTAATTGAATTAGATGGAAAAGAATTTGAATTAGACTTGAACCTAAACGCCCTTGCAGATGTAGAGGAAGAGACAGGCGTATCCGTAACTGACCTACAAGGAAATATGTCTATGAAAGTACTTCGTAGCCTTTTGTATAACGGTATTAAACAGACTTCCCCTGAAGTAACTGAAACTTATATCGGTAAGCATATTACAATTCAAAAATTAAATGAAATTACTCCTATTCTTAATGAGTCATTAGGTGGTTCAAAAAAACTAATTAGAAGTCGTTCGATGACATGGGAAGATATTAAACGGATCGGATACGGTCTTCTTAATTTAAAGCCAAAAGAATTGTTCTATGAAATCTCTGTTAAAGATTTCAATGAAATGTATGAAGCACATCTTTTTCAAAGGGCATGGGACGATGACAGTACAAACCATCGAACGGCTTGGCAGACTTCTCATATTCTCAATGGTATTAAGTCTTCAGCAGGAAGCAAGTCTAAGAACATTGAGGTAAAAGATATTTATGAATCTCGCTTTGATGTTGGCGGAAGAATTCAAGACGTGAGTAAGCGTGAAACCTTTACCAAGATTGATGAGAAATATAAACAGAAACAGTTGAAATCCTTAATAAGCAAGTTCGATAAGGGCAGGTAACGTAACTATATACGGTTATGTTACCTGTCTTTTTTTATTTATAGAAAAGGCAGGTGAGGACATGGCAACCTTATCAGAGATTATGGTTAGGATCGGTACAGATACAGCCAACTTCAGGGCAGGTATGTCCGAAGTAGAAAATAGTTTAAATAGAACATCAAAGCAATTTACATCCATTGGTAAAAGCTTAATGACAAAGGTTTCACTTCCTTTAACAGCAATCGGTGTAGGTGCTATTAAAGTCGGTGCAGACTTTGAGAAATCTATGTCAAATGTACAAGCAGTAACAGGTGCGACAGCAAGTGAAATGGATAACATGGGAGACACTGCCCGTAGCTTGGCAAGAGACTCAATGTTTACAGCTGGCGAGGTCGGTGATGCGATGGGATACCTCGGAATGGCGGGCTTTGAGACCAATGAAATCCTTGATGCCACAGGGATATGCTTAACTTAGCTACCCTTGCAAGTATGGATTTAGGTAGAACAGCCGACATTACATCAAACGTATTATCAGCAATGGGAATGGAAGCAGATGAGACAGGTAGACTTGTAGACGTAATGGCACAAGCAATTTCAAGTTCCAACGTTACAGGTGAAACACTTGGACAGACATTCTCATATGTAGCACCAACTGCCAATAACTTAGGTATCGAAATTGAAGAACTTACAGCAACCATTGGTCTTCTAGGTAGTCAAGGTTTACAAAGTGGTCGTGCAGGTCGTGGACTAAGGGCGGCTTTGGACAACCTAGCAAACGCAAGTGGTGACGCAAAGGATCAGTTAGATGCATTAAACGTGCAAGTCTTCGATTCAGAAGGTGAATTTAGGAACTTTAATGATATTATCAGAGATTTAGATAATGCCTTAGAAGGCATGTCTGCCGATGAACGGGGAAGCGTATTAAGTGACATCTTTGATACTACTGGTGCAGATGCTATGAACATGATACTAGCTGAGGGTTCAGAAAAGTTAGACGAGTTCACCGCAGAAATGGAAAACGCAGAGGGGCAGGGTGCAAACCTAGCTGAAGTTATGGCAGACAACCTCTATGGTTCACTTAACTCTCTAACATCCTCACTACACGAAATCGGTATTCAAATCTTCGAGATTTTAGAACCTTCTTTATCCGCAGTTATTCAAGTAGCTGAAGATCTTGTGAACTGGTTCGGTGATTTAGATGAATCTACAATGCAGTTCCTTGTAGTACTCGGTGGTCTAGCTATTGTTATTCCAGTAATCATTACAGGGTTCGGGCTTATTATCGGTGCAGTAGCAGGTTTTATTGCTATCTTGAAGCTTACTCTAAGTCCACTCGGCTTACTTCTTGCAGGTGTGATTGGAATTGGTTCTGCCTTAACCATCGCATGGACTCAAAGTGAGACTTTCCGTGATGTAGTAACCACAGCATTCACTAGTGTGATGGAAACAGGACGAGAAATTTTTAATAGCTTGCGAGAAATCTTTGAGGATTTCATGACCCGTTTCATGGAACTATGGGACGTTTACGGCGACCCTATTATGGATGCTATGAATGAAGCCTTTGACCGAATCCGTGAAGTAGGTTCACAAGCCTTTGAAGGAATCGGTGAATTCTTCCGCAACTGTGTTGAGATTATCCAAGAATGGTGGGATCAATACGGTGATGCCGTTATGGATCGAATGGAAGAAGCCTTTCAATCTGTTCAAGATGTAGCTGAGGTTGTTTTCCCAATCATCGCTGAACTATTCGAGATTGCTTGGCGTGAAATGGAAAAGGTACTCGGTTGGTTAGAACGAGGTTTCGGAGACATGATGGATGTTGTAGGAAAAATCATCGAAGGTGATTGGGCAGGGGCGATGAACATTCTACTCGATTTAGCTATTGATGCTTTTAAGGCTGTATGGAATGGTACAGGTGAATGGTTAGATGAGAAAGTGCTTGGCTTCTTCAGAGAAATGGGAGGTAACGCAAGTGATGCCCTTTCAGATTTAGTCGATTCAATTACCGAACCTTTCCGTAAAGGTTATGAAAATGCAGTTTCCTTTGTTGATGATATTAAAGATGCAATTTCTAATATGTTCAACACGCACATCACCATGCCACGCTTCAGCTATACAGGTTCATTAAACCCCGTCAACTGGCCTTCGCAGGGCTTACCTAGTCTCAGCGTTGACTGGTACGAGACAGGCGGTATCTTTACTGGTGCTTCCGTAATCGGTGTAGGTGAGAACGGTGATGAAGCTGTTCTACCATTATCCAATAAGTCTCGTATGAAACCATTCGCAGAAGCCGTTTCATCTATGATGGGTGACGGTAACAGCAATGATGGTGATGGTAAAACGATTAACGTTAACTTTAATGAAGCTATTCACATCCGTGAGGAAGCAGACATTAAGAAGCTAACTGAAGAAATGAAGAAACGTGAACGAATTGAAGAACGTGCTAAAGGAGTCTTTGCCTACAACTAGGCGAAGGCTTCTTTGCGTTACTAAGAAAGGTGATAAATATGGCAGTCTTAAATTTCGCAGGGAAAGACATTCCTGACTTTGTTATTGTAGGCAACCTGCATTTTGGCATTCTTCCTACACTAAGTACTACACCGATAGAAGTAAATGGACGGGCAGGTAATTACGATCAAGGTACTCGTATTGGTACTAGAACAATTGAAGTAGATATTACTATCGTTACACCAAATGATAATGAGGTTATGGCTTACGCAAGAGAGTTGGCAGATTGGTTATTCCATGAGGAAGTACAGCCTTTAATTATTAGTGACGATCCTGATAAATATTACAACGCTAGAGTTGATGGAGATACACAGATTTCCGAATTACTTAATCATGGTACAGCAACGATTACTTTTCTCTGCCCTGATCCTTTTGCATACAGCAAAGACCGTAAGTTTGAAACGGACTATGTTCAGTCTCCTAATAATGACGAACCATTAGTTATTGATAATCAAGGAACGGCTGAAACGTATCCAGTTATTCAAACATTCTTAGAGAATGACTCTTCCCTTGTTGCAATTACAAACGGATCAGAGTTCTTAGAACTTGGACTTGAAGACATTGAACTTCCTGAAAAAGAGATTGACCCTAGAGTCTTCTATGATCGTATGGAATCCGTCAACACAGGGTGGACAACAGCAGACAGTGTAGATAATGGATTGATTAGAGGAAGCTTTGAAAGTAATGGTTACTCTTTCCGACAGGCTGACGGTGATTATGGTTTACCTGATGTTGGTGAGGATGAAGAAGTTAGCAGAGAGTGGCGAGGTGCTTCTCTTATTAAATCATTAGATAGAAGTGTTCAGGATTTCACAGCATCCTTTAGGTTTGGTTTTGATGCTAGAAGTTCTACAGAGATCGGACGAATTGAATTCTATTTACTTGATGAGAACAACAGTCAAATTGGAAAGATCCGTATTGGAGACTTCACACCTGGAACATTCGCACCTAAAATGCAGGCACGAATTGGTAACTACAGTGGTGGGTTAAACATCGCAGACACTTACGGTTCTTCAAAGGGCAGTCTTTCCGACACCCCTAGTGGAACTCTTGAACTCAATCGAAGAGGTAACGAGTGGGAAGCCCGTATTGCTAAACGTGATGATAACGGAAATGAGTACGATGAATTAACTTACCGTTACGTTGACACTCAGGAAAGGTATACCAGTTCACGACTAGCTAAGATTCAAATTCATATTGCTACGTTAGGTTCTCTAAACACTGTTCATCATATGAACATTCAACACATTGAAGTACGTGAACCTTCCCACCCTAGTGATTTTGAAAATTCAGTACCTTTGTTTTTCAAGGCAGGGGAAATGGTTGAGTTCGACTGTCAACGTGGCATTGTATCCGTGAACGGAAAGACAGCTTTCCAGTTATTGAATGTAGGAAGTGAGTTCTTCTCATTGAAGCGTGGAGAAAATCACCTTATGACATATCCACGGAATGCAGAAACACAAGTATTTTACCGTGAAAGGTGGTTATAAGTTTGATCTTTATTTTAAATTCAAGAAAGATTGTAATTGGCGTTGCGACTAACAACAGTCCTGAATCAATGCCTTATTACAATGACGATCATCACGAAACATTAAACGGCAGGAACACTTATACCTTTACTGTTCCTGCTACTCATAAAGACGCAAGTAAACTAACTGTAAATGGACATGTTCTTATTCAAGACTTAGACGGTTTTTCCCACTTGTTTGTAATCAAAGAGTCGATTGAAACCAATGAAAGCAACCTTTATGAAAAGACCATCTTCGCTGAGAGTGTTGCTACAAGTGAATTACTTGGCGTACCTGTTAGACATTCAATTTAAACAGTGCTTCCATTGGTACTGCAATTGAAACGGTCTTAGGAAATACATCTAAATTTAAACTTGGAACTGTTGAAAGTAATGAGAGTAGGGACATTGAGATTGGTGAATACACTACAGCCCTCGATGCTTTACAGCAGATTGCAGGTGAGTTTGAAACAGAGTTGTACTATACCGTTAAGCTAGTTGGAACACAAGTTATTGACCAGTTTGTAAATGAAGTAGAAAGCCGTGGTAATCCTACTGGTGTTCGACTAGAGTACGGACATAACTTAACCTCAGTTACACGTACTGAAGACAGTACCCGTGTTGTTACAGCATTGATTGGTGTAGGTCAAGGTGGTTCAGACGGGGAACGAATGACACTTAACGGTTTCTCTGACTTTGACAATGGAACTTACTACCGTGAGGAAACTACAGATTGGATTGGATCAAGAGAAGCATTAGAACGTTGGTCTACAGATGGAAACCATATCTTTGATATTCACTTTGACGATCAGGCAGAAACGCAGACTCAATTATTCACTAATACCTATGCCGAACTAAGGAAGCGTGTTACCCCTAAGTTAACTTACGAAGTAGGGTTAGTTGATCTAGAAAAGATTACAGGATACAGCCAAAAGAAAGTACGTCTTGGTGATGAAATTGTAGTCGTTGATAAAACCTTTAACCCTTACATTCTTTTAAGTGCAAGGGTATTAGAAGTACATCGTTCCTACAACGATTCTAACAATGACAATATAGTTCTTGGTGAATTCGATGAACTAACTTTCTATGCTTCTTCACAAGTCCGTAGATTGCAGTTAATGATTTCCCGTTACGCAGGTAAGTGGGAAACAGGGGGCGGTATTTCTAAAGAAGAAGTAGAAGAAATGGTTGAACACCTTGAAGAAATGTCGCAGGAAGCTTTAGAAGAAGCATTACGTAGTGGAGAAATTTCACTTGAAGCTTTGCAGGAAGCTATTGAGTCAGGCGAAATGTCCCGTGATGCTATGGAAGATGCACTAGAAGCTATCCACGCTTCCAATGTTGCACAAGAAATGGCAGAAGATGCAAGGAAGGAAGCAGAAGATGCAGGACGCTTGGCAGTTGATTTAGATACTAAGGTGACTTATTTGGACGGGGAAAAGGTTAGCTTTAATGACTTGGCAGTCTCAGGTCGTACAGAAATCAATGGCGGTAATATTGTCACTGGTTCATTATCTGCTAACCGTATTCAAGGTGGTGTTATTTCAGGTGTTGATATTGATGTATCTAACAACGTAAGATTGGTAACGAATTATTTATTGGTACTCAGAACACCTTCACTAATAAGTATATTAACTTTGCTAACGGTGCTTCTATTCGAGGTACAAGGAACCTTTTAGAGATTGAAGCAACTACCTTTAGACTTCATGCAGAGTCGTTAGATATTCGAGGGAATGAAGTTACGTTACCACAGGTTAAAAGCGATCAGGGAACAGGCTACGGCTACTATAAGTTTAACGACTATAACTATATTCGTATGAGTCCTAACGACATTCGAGTTTACTTGGATGTAGATAACCCCAGTGCAGGAACTTCTTCTATTCAAATGTACAAGACACCGATGTTTAATATGATTCAACTAGAAGGTGCAGGGGGAAGGCAGGGACACGGTTCAGGTATTAAAGGACGTGACGGATTTATTGAGTTCCGTGATGCTTTGGATTCTTCACACATTGAATTAAGGGCTAATAACTTCCGTGAGGTTTCCAGTGTTGAAACGAAGTATGATATTCATGAGTTTGAACCTGCTGTATTAGACGTAATCTTAGACACACCTACGTATAGATTTAAGAGAAATAACCAAGTAGAGTCCGATCAAAATTATTACTTTACTGGGTTCATTGCAGAGGAAATGCCCCCTGAAATTTTCCATAGTGGAACGATTAACTTATCTGCTATTTGTGCTTTCCTTTGGAAAGGTATGCAAGAACAACAGGAAACTATAGAAGAACTAAAATCTGAACTGGAGGTTATTAAAAATGGCTAATCAGGAACTAGATATTAACGCAGTGCTTCAGCATTATCAGAACAAGTTAGCTTCAGCAAATCACGAAAACATTTTAATGCAAGCACGAATTGAACAGCTTGAAATTGAGATTGAACAAAATTCTAAGGATGCCTAACTAGGTGTCCTTTTTTAATTGGAGGTTTTACGATGGTAACTATTCTTGATGCAAACCTAAAATGGAACGGAAATCTTAGACCACTTTCAGCAAGTGATGTGGAGTTCATTATCATTCACCACCCTGTAGGATTTAACTACTCAGTTTGGCAAGCACACAATCAACACGTAGGGCAAGGTTGGGTAGGTATTGGCTACAACTACTACACACATAAAGGCGGTAAGCATTATGAAGGTCGTGGTTCTCATCACGGGGCACACGCAGGCGGTGACTATAACGGTCGGTCAATCGGTGCTTGCTTAGAAGGAAACTACGATCAGGAAAATGTAGATGAAAATGACCTCGTTGCTTTCGCAGGTCTAATCCGTCACCTTATGGATCGTTACAATGTTCCAGTTGAAAAAGTAATTCGTCATAGTGATTGTACAGGTTCAACAGGAAACACAAATTGCCCCGGCACTAACTTCCCGTGGAGTCGATTCAAAAACTTGTTAAGACACAGCAACGCTACTGATAATCCGTTATGGAATCAGACGGGCAAACACATTGAAGAGATCCAAGAAAACCTGATTAAATTAGGGTTTGACTTACCTCTTCATGGAGTTGACGGACACTTCGGCCAAGAGACTTTAGATGCTGTCAAAGCCCTTCAGTTAGAGTATGACCTGTCTAGTCCTGACGGTAATTACTTTGGCTTCTATGGCGATGCAACACAGGCAAAGGTTGAAAAATTATTAAGAGAGATGGAGGAAGGTATTGTGAATTTAAACGATGCACGTTACGCAAGCAACATCAAAGCTATTGAGGATTTAGTCAGACGTTATGGAGTAAGCACAATGCAAGAGGAACTAGAAGAAGGTCGTCTACGTTCAGCTGACCTTTACGGAACAATGATTAAAGCTATCCTTGATCCACGGGACGGAAACGTTTCACCAACTCATGAAGAAGCATGGGAAACTGTAGAAGTAGCAGGGTTAATGAACGGTGAACGCCCTCGTCAATACGTTACCCGTGAACAACTCGCTACCATCTTAGTTAGGTCAGACGTGGTTGATTAAACTACGTCTCCTTCTCAGGAGGTAAGTTAAGGTAATGGAACTAACACAACTATTAAATTATTTCGGAACAGAAGTGATTGCTATTGTTACGATTATCATTGTGTACGCTTTGTTTGTTAAACCAAAAGACAAGCAGATCAATGACCTTGTAGATAATAATAAGCAGATGGTGAATGACAACAGTAGCAGATGGGTAAAATATCTGCCACGATGGAGAAGATTACAGGACAGTTAGATATTCTTAACAGAAATCAGAATAATCTATCTAATGGTCAAGAAAGATTGTGGCGAGAAGTTCACCGTCTCAAAGGTGAAGAAGATAAAGAACCCCCTACCTACTATGACAAGGCAGGTGATAACGAATGATGTTTGAAATTGGTGTACTCGTAGCAGTTCTTGTTGCGTTTGGTCAGGCGTTGAAGAAAGTAAATGTTCCTTCAACTTATCTACCGTTCATTAACATTGCATTAGGTGCAGTAATCGGAGTTGTATATATTGATGCTTCCCTAGCTGAATCAATAATGACTGGTATTATAATTGGACTAACAGCAAGTGGTTTATATGACGTTGCAAAGGTAACTAAATAGACAGACAGAAGTAACACCCTCACTAAATGTAGTGGGGGTGTCTTTTTTTGTGTACAATATATGTTGTTATGTAGTCTACTACGTTAATACACGCTAGACTATTTTATCATATATAATAAATAGTGTTGCCAAGAATGGTAGAATATACTATAATAATCCATGTCGAGATAAAATTGTATAAAAAAAATCACTAGCAAGTTGTCGAAGACTTACTAGTGACTGGGCAGACGCAACAGAAACTTTGGCGAGTTCATGCGTCCCGAATTTCATTCATTTATGGTTTAAGTATACAAAAAAACTTATTCCTATTGCAAGAGAATCATAGATTTAATTTGCAATAGGTAAACCATAAAAGCATATTGATGCGTCTGCCCCTATTTTTCTTGAACACCAATTCAGAAATAGGGGTTTTTGTAATGACTAAATTAGATTTAACACAAGGAAAAACACCAAGAGAACAGCTAGAGTTACCGCCACTTTACTTTGTAGCAATGGATGACTGGGTAGATAAGATCGGTGATAAGGCGTTAGTACTTTACCTTCGTCTTTGGACATTGGCAGACCGCACAAACAAAGAACGGGACAACGATGTTATCCCTCAAAGCATTGGTAAGTTATCGCAACGTGTGGGTATGACTAAAGCTACTTTCTATAAGCATGTGAAAACACTTTATGAATATGCGTTGATAGACTTCATTACATATGAGGACAGTAAGCAAAAGGGGAACGCACCTGAAAATATTGTTGTCTTTAAGTACCCTCAAAATGATTTCACAAAGTCCGTTCAGCCTTTAGAAAAAGTACGTGAATGGGAAGACCGCACCAATGAAAAGTTTTCTTATACTAAAAAAAGGCGGTCGCCCTAAAAAAAGAGATTGAACAGGAAGCACCTAAGCCTGAACCAAAAGAAGATAAGAAGACAGTTGAAGAAGACTATCTTTCTACGAATGATAAAGTCAGAGAATCCTATAATGAGTTTGCAACTAAGATGGAAAAGAACGGTGTGGATTTAAAGAAGGTTCGTGAGTGGGTTAATCAGTCTAAAGATAAATATGATGTACGTGATTATTGGTTAGTCTTTCGACAGCTTGCAACCTATGAAAAGTCGATCAACGATACAAAAGCTTTTATCTATTCAACTGTAAAAATGTTAAACAAGTTATGGGAAAAATATTTAGATGAGACTAGAGATAGTATGATGAAACAACGTTCTGAAAATGTTTCACCTATGATTGAAAAGCCTGACTACAACTGGTTAGAATCTTGATTTAATGGGGTTTTGGATAGGGTAGTTTAAAAAACTAAACTACCCCCTTTACCTAGTTTAAAAAAATTAAACTACCCTAGTTTAAAAAAACTAAACTACCCTAGTTTAAAAAAATTAAACACAATAATTATCTTTAAATATCTTTACTAAATATCTTAAATAACTATAAATAATTATCTTTAAATTAAATTCAATTCTCCTGAGATTTGATAAACAAAATAAAACACATTTTATAAAATTGGAGTTGTTCATTTTGACTATTAAAGCACTATTAGAATCTGACTATAAGAATCAATATGCATTTGTGATGAAAGACGTTATACAAGACGTAGGACATTTACAAGCAATGGCTTACGAAACTCTTGTAAAAGAATGTCATAAACGTGAAGCGTGGGGAGGTTGGTTTCAACTTACCTATAAAGAAATGGAGGAAGACAACCACCTTAAAGAAAGAACCTTACGTAGATATATTTCCATGCTTAAAGAGAAGGGTTATATAGATTCAAGAATTGAAGGCTTACCTGCTATGAAATATTACAAGATTATGTAGCTAATATTTTCCCATCTAAGAAACTTTTTCCTACTCAGGACTATTAGGATTCATAAACTTATAGAATCGCTTAGGTGGAAACTGAGTGGGGTAGGTGAAAGCTGCATTTCATTTTACCTTTACGAAAAACTAGGAGGTCTACCGATGGACATTACTAACTTTGATGAATACAAGATTTATGATGGGGCACACCCTATTGCTGAAGAGGGCAGAAAAGCACAGGAAGAAGCTGAGAAAGAAGGTAAAGACGTAAGTCTCTTAACTTTTAAAGACGCTGTACAAAAGAAGTATGCCTTTCCTAATGGCATTGAAGTAAGTGTCATTAAGGACGACATGATTTCATTTGGTCAGTGGGAAGTGTATATAATTCCTGCATCATTTGAAGGTGATGAAAGCAAGCTACCTTTTGAACTTGGTAGCATTGATCGTTTTGAAACGTTAGAAGAAGTAGCTAAAGTATTATTTAAAATAAAGAACGTGTAACAAACAAACCTCATAACATCCCTTTCCTATAAAGCCTTACCTCAATTTGGGGTAGGGCTATTTCTCTTTCTCCATACACAAATATCTGTTTCCTAAAATCTCTATGTCCTAATACCTTTTCTGAACTCCATTACAAAAATGTAAAAGAAAAGGGAGGACAAAAGAAAACACAATGTACCTAACATTACATTCCTCATTATTTACAGAAAGAATAGTAGACAAAATAGGAAGTTCAGGATTAACAACTTTACTTTGTTTAGCTACTTACATGAATGAAGACGGTGTTTGTAGGACTACACAAAAAGAACTTTCAGAAAGAATGGGTGTTCATATTAACAGTATGAATAAATACCTTAACGATCTACTAGAAGTAACGGTAGATGGTGAACCTTTAGTTACTAAACAAAAGATCAATCAAAATAATTACATTTATATTATTCATCCTATTAGTAAAGTATCTGCAATCTTTATTAGTGATGATAGTAAGGAGGTTTCCAGTAGTGGAGACAATGGAACACAGATGTCAATTGGCTGACGTATGTAAGGTTGCAGGAGAGGAAGGGAAATGTAATGTTCTCTGTAGCCCCTTCATGATGCTTCATGGTGTTAACGGTGACGGGGGAATATGGAAAGCAAGAAACGTTCCTAAGAAGTATGAAGGTGTACGGTTTGATAACTTACCAATACAAGAGGATAACCCAACGGCTTATGAATGGGTTGCCCGTTATGTAAATAACATTACAGCTAATGTCGAGAAGGGCATAGGGCTGTTTTTTTATTCCGTTTCAACACAAGAAAACAGGTTAGGTACGGGAACAGGTAAAACCACTTCAGCAATTACAATCCTCAATGAGTATGTGAAAGCGAGAACCATTGAACATACGAAAGGTATTAGAAAGATGGAGAACAACCCTGCTTTATTTTATAAGGCTTCTGATTATCAAGCTTTATACAATAGCCAGTTCAATGGTACGGACAAAATGAAAGAGGAAGCAACGCTAAAGTATTACCGTATCAAGGAACAGTTTAAAACAGTTGACCTTCTTGTTCTTGATGACGTTGGTATTCGTGATCGTATTACAGATAACTTCGAGAACGAATTAACAGAAGTCATTGATGCTAGAGACGGAGAAGAGTTGGCTACCATCTTCACTAGTAACTTAGATGTTTCAAGTCTAGAGAAGACGTTAGGGCATCGTATAACTTCCCGAATTGATGGTATGACAGAACAGATTGCATTGTACGGAACGGATAAACGAAAAGGGGGTATCTTGAAATGATTGAAGCACAGCTATTAAGTAAGGTGATTGATGACGATTCGTTTTACCAGTTGAATAAATACAACGTAACGAAAGATGACTTTCATGATTACCCTGACGTTTACGAATTCGTTCAAGGCTACGTAGATGAGTACCAACAAACACCTGATTACCGTACAGTCGTTTCAAACTTTCAGGACTTTGATTACATCGCAGATGTTAACGACAACTTTTCTTATCTTGCTAAGACAGTTAAAAGTAAATCTGCTAAACGTCTAGCCTTTGAAATGCTTAACGGACAGCTTAACGAACAGTATAAAAAGAATGACGGGGCTACCTTTGCCAAGTGGTTATTACAAGAAGCAAAGACGATCCACGCAATGGCTGAACAATCTAACGGCATCGGAACTAACTACGCTACCAACGGTGCGGAACGTAAAGAGTGGTATGAAGAGAACAAGGAAACCCGTACCTTCTCTTACATCCCTACACCTTACGAGTCATTAACGAAGTGGCTTGGTGGTGGCTTTGAGTTAGGAGATTACATTTTACTTCAGGCTTATACTAACAGAGGTAAGTCATGGATTAGTACACACATCGGAGAGACTGCCCATAAAAATGATTTTGGTGTCCTTCATTACTCACCTGAACTTTCAACCAAGCAACAGGTTTACAGACTAGATACCTTGCGAGGACATTTTGATAATACGGCTGTTCGAAGAGGGCAATTAGAGGATGAAGAAGAGTACTTTAATTTCTTGGATCAGTTCAATGAAAAGGTAGAGACTCCTTACATCATCAAGACTATGGAGGATTTACCAAACGGTTTAAGTGTAGAAGTAATTGAAGCTGACCTACAGGCTAACCCTAATATTCAGATGGTTATTATTGATGGCTTTAACTTGATGCGTCATAAAGGCAATGGACGTGATGCCATGACAGCAACAAGCCGTAGGCTACGACAAATATTCTCACGCTATAAAGTAGCAGGATTGGTTGTTCATCAAACGCCAACGAGTGCTGAGAAAGAAAACCGAGGTGAAAGCGAGAAGGTTTGCAGACAGTAAACCCACCACGTATTGACCAGTACAGTGAAACGATTGCTGTTATTCAAGATGCTTCAACCGTTCTTAACTTTGACCAAAACGATGGGATCGGTGCAATCCTTTTAGCGAAAGCAAGAGAACCAAACGTAGGGAATCAGTTAGAACTTAGGTGTAACTTTAACTATGGTTACATTACCGAACCGCAGGTTGTCGATATATTTTAGGAGGTTCAAATGATTAGAGTAAGAGGGCAAGAACTACATGTTGATGTTATGGAAGAACTTTCATTCTATATAGAGTCCTTTGATAGAGGAAGTGAGAAGGTAGATGAGTTCGTTTCTTGTAGCCCTTTCCGTTCTGAAAGAACACCTAGCTTTTCTATTAGTCTTGATACAGGGCAATGGATTGATTTTGGGGCAGATGAATATGATTTATTCAAGAAAGGGGGTCTAGTTAAACTCCTTTCTTTTTTACGTAACGAGACTTACGAGGAAGCCGAACATTATTTATTAGACAGGTACGGTATTGATATTAGTGACCCCGATGTTCTGGCCTTCACAATTGATCTTCAGGAAGATTCTAGCAACGATAGGATCATTAGCCTTGATGAATATAGAAAGTACGCATACAGGCATAATTATTTAGCAACACGGGGTATCAGTGAGAAGGTACAACGTTCATTCAAGGTTGGCTACGATAAAAGAAGTAAAGCTATCACGTTCCCGTGGATGAATAGAAATGATGAGATCGTTAATATCAAGTACCGATCCGTTAAGTCTAAGCAGTTCTATTATTACGGGGAAGGTCAACCTATTCGCAATCATCTTTATGGAATGAACTTTATTCATAAACTAAATATTACAGAAGCGTATATTGTTGAGTCGGAAATTGATGCCCTTTACCTTTGGACACATGGCTTTCCTGCTGTGGCTTTAGGAGGATCAAACTTAAGTAGTGCCCAGTCAAAGCTTTTTACTCGTTCCCCTATTGAGAATTTAATAATTGCTGTCGATAATGATTCTGTAGGAGAATGGATAAGTACCGCAATTTCTAAGCGATTAAACGGGTTGATGACTTTAGAGAAGATTAAGTACCCAAACCATGTAAAGGACGTCAACGACCTTAGTAGTGACGAGTTGGTGACAGTTCTTAATCCGAATAGTAGGGAATCAACTAAGCCTTTTCTACTGAATTAAAATTGTTTTCGTGGGAAAATAGAATGAGAACAGTTGTTCTTGGCTGATGTACCAGTATTTCTCACGAATTGGGAACAAATTCTTCGGCTATTACAGATGTTTCAAGGTGTTTACAACATTACCCAAACCGTTTATAGTGGTGAAGAAGGTCAAGTATTATAACAGAACAGTTTATAGTTCTTGAACAAGTTAAACAAATTAAACTACGTTTGTATAAGTTAAACTAAGTTACAACTAGTTCTGATAACAAAAAAAGCGTCAAGGTCTAACCAACCTCAACGCCTGCAACCTAACCAGTTGCTTTTTATTTTTTTGTTTAGAACCTATGTACGGTAATGACCAAGCATGAAAGCAGACCGAATTCCGACCAAAGAATTTTGATAAGCAATTTAAAAAGTATCTACACAAGACCCACCACAGGTACGCCCTTTTTTTTAGTTGCCACCACAGCTAACCAATTTTTGGCGAAGTGTATCTAATTTTAAACATCCGTAAGTTACGGGCTTATTTAGTCATGCTTTTTTTACTTGGACAGGGTTAGAAAAATTTCTTTAAAACTTTTTCAGTTTCAATGTCCTTTTTTTCTTTCCCTAATTCCATTACCTATATGAGAACAATTTTAACTCTTACTAACTTAAAACACAACACTAAGGAGACAAGTAAAAAAATGTTAACGAACAATCAAAGCACAATCAATGAGATTACTGAAGGTAAAACATTCAAGCAACAAACTCAGGTACAAAAAGATCAAGTACGTGAACGCCAAGATTTCCTAGCTTGTACATATCAAGATACGGATAATCAATCAGATCGTGATGATGCTTTCCTAGAACTATTCGACAGTATGCAAGCCTTGATTGAGTCTAAGGTTAGAAGACATTCCTTAGATCAGGGCATTGATCCTGAAGAGTTACGAGGTGATCTATACGAAGAGTTGGTTATGTGCCTTGAACGATTCGATAGAAACGGTGGCGTACCGTTTGTTGCATTATACAGACAGTATTCTCATTGGGTAGTTACTACATACTTTAAAGGCAACGTTAAGAATGTAGATACAAACCACGACTTCATGAATGTTGAACTTGATAAGCCAACAGATAGTGACAGTAATGATAGTACAGGTGAAGTGATTCCTGATCCTGCTACATCTTATGACGACACATTAAATGAAGTACTTATTGACCAACTTGCGAAAGATTGTTTCGACAATGACTTAAAGAAAGAAACTGTCATTCACATGAATAGTCAAGGCTTCAAACGAAGTGAAATTGTACGTGCTATTAAGAACGATAATACCAATGAAGATAGTCTCGCTAAGTATGTAAACCGAACAGTAAATAACTTTCGTTCTTACTGCGTTAACTTAAATAAACTTAACTTAATTTAATTTAAATACCGTTAAGTAAATTTAATTTTACTAAGTGGTGTGTAACTAACGTCATTCTAAATGAAATATATGGAAAAGTAAATCAAGATTTTAAATTTAATGTGATAAATATCCTATGTTTGTAATCTGTTTGTTACCTACATAGGTTATTTAATCCTATTTTAACAGTAGTTCTCGACCAAACTAAGGCACAAGTCATTAAACTGTAGCCCTTCTTTTTTTATGAACAAAAACAAAGAAGAAGAGGGGAAATTAAAATGTCATTACTAACAAAAACAGGACAAGAAGCAAGAGAATCAGCAAACCAAGTACCTAAGAAGAAGGTAGATTTTGATAAAGATTATATTAAGTTAAAGACTGACCAGTCTGTACGTGTAAAACTTATGGGAACAGAAGATTATGTAGAGTTCATGCAACATAACCTGTTTCGTGATGGTGGAAACGGTATCTTACCACAGCCTTGTATTGAACCACTTGGTAAAGAGTGTGCGTTCTGCATCGCTAGTCAGTCAGGCGTAGAAGGGTTCGATGAACTACGTGCAAAGAAACGTTACCTATTCGCATTCTACGATATTGATAATCAACAAGTACGCTACTTCAACGCTTCTAAGAATCAAGGACAGAAAATTATGTCAACTATTGAAGAGTACTCAGAAGAAGTTGACGAGTACGCATTCAAGTTTGTTCGTACTGGTGAAGGTACAGCAACTTCATATGACCTTAACCTAATCCCTAAGTTGAAGGATGAAGCAGGAAAAGAAGGCTTTGAATTGGCGAAAGAAGAAAGCGTAGAGATTAAAGACTTTGAAGAAATGCTTATTCCAAGAACGTATGAACAACAAATCGATCAGCTACGTAAAGCAGGCTTCCCAGTTGCAGACTACTTTGATGTGATGGAGATTGAAGATGAGGAAGGCAATGTATCTGTAGATGTTGATAGTGAGGAAACACCTGTAAAGGAATTTTAAGATATGAATACAGTTCATAATCTTGATTGCTTAGAAGGAATGAAAGGGCTTGGTGATGGTTCAGTTGATCTAACTGTCACTAGCCCACCTTATGATGATATTAGAGGTTATCACGGGTTTGAATTTGATGTAGAAAAGATTGTTCCTGAACTGTATAGAGTTACGAAAGACGGGGGCGTAGTTGTTTGGGTAGTTGGTGACCGTACTGTAAAAGGTAGTGAGTCAGGAACTAGCTTTAAGCAAGCCCTTCTTTTTATGGAACAAGGGTTTAGGTTACACGACACTATGATCTATAGAAAGAAGAATCCTATGCCACAGAACCACGGACGATATGAACAGTCGTTTGAATATATGTTTGTGTTCTCTAAAGGTAAGCCCAATACTTTTAATGGTTTGCGTGAACAGTGTGTTACGGCAGGAAGCAGATATAACTATGCTACAAGACAAAGTTCTTCTTCAGTCTTAGAAGGCGGTGTAGGAAGAAACAGGGACGAGGTAGTAACCACTAAAGACACCAAACTAAAGGGGAATGTTTGGGAATACAGTATAGGTATCCACCAATCAACAAAAGATAAGGTTGCCTTTCAGCATCCTGCTATCTTTCCTGAGAAGTTAGCAGAAGATCATATATTGTCTTGGTCAAATAGTGGCGATGTTGTATTAGATCCGTTCGCAGGTTCAGCACTACCTTAAAGATGGCTAAGAAGAATGATCGTAAGTTTATTGGCTTCGAGATTTCAAACGAGTATGTAAATATCATAGAACAGCGATTATCTATATCATAAATTCGGACACGGACACTAACCGTGTCCTTTTTTTATGCCTTCTTCCATTACAGGGATGAGGTGATAATGATGTTTGATATTGATTTACATGACGTACAAGAAGATAAACAAAAGTTAGATAAAGTCCGTGTTGCTGAACGAATGAGAGAGTTGAAAGAGTATCAACCAACTCATGATGAGATATGGAGAACTGGTTACGACACCCATACAGGTAAACGGAAGGTTGGGATTTATCAAACCAAGATTAGTAATGCAGATATGAAAAAAACTGCAAGCTGTAGAAGAAGCAATCAAAGATGGTTCGCTAGGTGTTGGTGTTGAGGACATGAAGAAGTTCAACAAGTCCCATGCCCTACGGTTGTACGCTGTTTTAATGGCTACGAAACGTGAAGAGATTCTAGAAAACATGGTTGCTGAAACGCCTGATAATTATGTACTGGTTATGGATGCTACTGCATTAAAACAAATGCACGACACATTAAAAGAAGAACCCATCATAGCCGTGGATACTGAGACAACAGGCTTAATAAGTACGGGGATGACAAGATTGTAGGTGCTTCATTTACTGCACCGAATGCTGACATGCATTACTATGTTCCGATCAGACATGATGAGGACAATGCACCGTTAGATAAAGCCCGTTACTATATGAAACGTATCCTAGAAATGAATAACTCAAAGGTATTTCATAACGCCACTTTCGACCTTCACCAATTCAGAACTGAGGGACTAGAAGTAAATGGAGACATTCATGATACGCAGGTTCTAATGGCTGTCTTAAATGAAAATGAAATCTCCTTTAGGTTGAAGCATCTTGTTCCTAAGTACTTAAAGATTCAAGGAGATACTTTTGATGAACTGTTTGGGAAGACACCGTTTAACGAAGTTGAATTAAAGTACGCCCGTTACTATGCGTGTAAGGATACTGAAATCACTTGGTTACTGTTCGACTTTCTTCAAGGGTATTTGAAGAAGCAAAATGGTTTGTATAGCTACTACTGGGAAGTTGAACAGCCGTTGATTAAAGTTGTTTTTGAAATGGAACGTGAAGGTTTTTACATTGATATGAATGAGGTTAAGAAGCAAAAAGAAATCCTTGAACCTTCCCTTCAAAAGACTAGACAAGACCTGGCCGAGATGTTGGGGGACATTAACTTAAATTCTCCTAAGCAACTTTTACCTGCTTTGCAAAAGGCTGTAAGTCCTGAACTAAAAGGGACGGGTAAGGATGAACTGAAGCCTTATAAAGCACACCCAGTCATTGAGAAGTTGCAAAAGTATAAGGATGATACTAAGCAACTAACTGGATTCGTTGAGAAGATTCATACCTTCATTCAACGTGATGGTAAACTTCATGGATCGTTTAAACAAAACGGTGCTAGGACAGGGCGTTTCAGTTCGGCTGAACCTAACTTACAGCAACAACCACCTGAAGCAAGAAACATGTTCTTAGTTGATGATGACAGCCTTATCTTAGGGCTAGACTTTTCAGCACAAGAACCTAGAATGCTTGCACATTATACGCAAGAACCTGTTCTATTAGAGAACTATGCTAATGGACGTGATTTGTACGCTACGTTGGCAAGTGAGTTTTACAACAAGCCTTATGAAGATTGCTACAAAAATCCTGACGGTTCTGATACTAAGGAACGTAAGGAATTTAAGGTAATCGTATTAGCTATCATGTATCAAATGGGTTCAGGATCATTGGCAGGTTCTTTAAATATCTCAAATAAAGAAGCGAAGAAACTGATTGATAATTTCTATAAGCAATTCCCACAGGTTGCGAAGTTTGTAAAGAACAACACAGCTGAAGCATGTCGTCAGGGATATGTAGAAATGAAGATCAATAATTACACCCGTAAGCGTAGGCTTCCTTTCTTCAGAGGAAAGAACCCTAACTTCACTTACGATACATTTAGCACCAACGCTAAGATTCAAGGCACGTCAGCTATTCAAACCAAGATGTGTATGATTGAAGGGCATCATCTTTGTAAGGAATTAACTACAGAAGGTAGGGTCTTTGCATTGCTTGCATGTGTCCACGATGAGTTGTTATTTAAAGTCCCTAAAGATGTTACGAGGGCAGAAGTAGCGAAGTTTGAAAGCATTATGACTGAGACTGTTCAACTGCACAATGTAGATAGTGCAACAGATGGTGAGTTAGGTCAGTACTGGGGCGACTTAGTACCTGTAGATACATTCTTTAATCAAAACTAAATCTAACAAATATCAAGACCTCTTATTCAAGGGGTCTTTTTTGTGTTCTATAGGAGGAATTACAATGAGTTTGGTATCAAAACCAACAGAACTAACAGCAGAAATTAAAGAGAAGAGTAAATATAAAAAGCGTGGCAGTAAGCTTGAACGAGAGATTCTAAATCAAATGGACGAGATTAACAGCCTTGATTACTTCCCTATCAAGTCCGTTGAAAAATTAGTACTGGAACAAAAGCATTTTGAGTATGACAAGGTAGGGATAGAACCCGAGTTTCCTGAAGGACTTGTACGCTTTTCCCCTTCCAGTGCAGATAAATGTGATCGTGAACTTTTCTTTAAAGCTAATAAAGCACCTAAAGATAAGAAGACACAGTACCCTTTTCAAAGACGATGGACTAGAAACAGTACCGCAGTACATGACGCTGTTCAAAAGCAGCTTTTAGAATCAGAAGTTCTTTTAGAGAATCCGCAGTTCACAGTAAACAGAAAAAAATGGTCTGCCTGCATGGGAACAAATCATTGCAGAGACAAAGATCATTGAACATGACGGGGAAACTTTCTGTATCTATGGAATGATGGACGGTCTTCTAACCTATAAAGAAGATGGTTCAACCATTGGTTTTGAATTTAAGACTAAGAGTAACACGCCAAGTCAGGTGAAGAACATTAAAGAACCACAACCTTCACACATTCAGCAGTGTGTAGCTTATTCATTACTGTTTGATGTTGATGAGTTTCTATTAGTCTATGAAGGCGTGGCAAAATCTAAGTGGAGTTCTAACGATGAAGCTTACCCTGATACGAAAGCATTCTATGTACGACCAACTGAACGGGAGAAGACTTGGTTACTAGATAAGTTTGCTGAGGTTACACGTAATGTTGAGGATGGAGAATTAAGCCGACCTGACTACAGCAAGTGCTTGTTCTGTCCTTACAAAACAATTTGTGAAGAGTATGGTTCAGGCGTATGAGAAAACGAGTACTAGCATGTGACCTGTCCCTTTCTTCCCCTGCCTTTGCAGTTATGGAATTTGATACAGTGAGTGCCGAGGAAACACAGATGTATATTAAGCATCTATCTCACGTTAAGACGAACAACAAGAAGGTTCACGGGCATAGGTTCACACAAATATCCGACCACTTACAGGAAATTGTAGACGAGTACCCACCTAATTATGTTGTATTTGAAAAGGGCTTCTCTAAGTTTCATAACGTCACCCACACTTTACAAAGAGTAGTAGGGGTGGCGATTCACAAACTCTATGAAAATGAAGTCGATACGATTGTAGAGATTACACCTACGACAGTTAAGAAAGCTATTACTGGTAATGGTAAAGCCAAGAAAGATCAGGTAGCGAGAGACTTAAAGAATTTTGTAGGTGACATTGAATATAAAACTGATGATGAGTCAGATGCAGTAGCCGTTGCGTTGACCTTCGCATTACAGAAAGGGTGGATTTAATTCCACTCTTTTTATTTTTATGTCCTTTTCTTCTCCTACGATTCCATTACTAAGGTGTAAAGAAAACAACTTAGGGGGTTACAAAATGGACTTTGTTTCTGACGTAATGGAAAAGCATTTCAACAGTCTTGACGGAGAGAAGATGAAGGAAGGTGTTTCCTACATTTACGTACTGCATGACGCTATTGTGAGTATTGAATTAGAAGACAGCGAACTAAATGTTGAGGTAACTGTAGGAGAACTAACACATTTAGATATTTCAACAGGGTTATAGGAGGGTTCGGAATGATTGCAAAATCTGAGGTGATTTATCTGATCGATGATCTACGAGATGAGGTTCAAGCCATGAGAGAGAACGGTGAACAAGACTTACGTTCCGTACTACATCATATTGATTTTTTTAAGTAGCGACATCCGTAAGTTAGAGGAAAGGTAATCATGCTACACACAGTTGTAGGTGGAATGTTCGCAGGTAAAACAAGCGAGTTATTGAGACAAGGTAAACGACATGAACTAGCAGGACGATTGGTTCTTTATATTAAACCTGAATTCGACAGCCGTTACGGAATGGATGTTATAGGCACTCATGATGGTGAAACGGTTGTTGCTAAAACAATTGATAAACCTAATGCATTACTAGCTTATAACCATTTGAAATATGAAGTGTTTGTTATTGACGAGATTCAGTTTTTCGATGAACGGATCATTGATTATATTGATTTCTTATTGCAGATGGATAAGACCGTTATTGTTGGTGGTCTTGATATGGATTATGAGGGTAAGCCCTTTGAAAACTCAGCACAATTATTAGCTATGGCAGATCAGGTAACGAAACTAAAAGCTGTCTGTCAGTTATGCGGTGATGATGCCACGTTCTCTAATCGAACAATGGAAAGTACAGAACGCCACGCTTTAGGTGGACAGGGTGACTACTACCCTACATGTAGAAAATGTAGAAATACAAATTGAAGGAGTTTTTAATAATGGAATTTGAAAAATGGCTAGAACATGCAAAGAAGATGGAACAGCACGAAATTCACGGGGCACAAGAAGCACCTGAAGTTGGTGGAACTAACTTGGTAGATATGTTGGGACTCGTTAACGCACTATCAGGAAGTGTTGAAGGAGAAGGAGAAGAGGAAGAAAACCCATTCGGTTTCATCATTGAACCTATTCAAGAACTCGTTGAATATGCAGTTGATGAGTTTACAGAAGTTCAAGCAATGGAACATACACGGATGGATGTAGACCTAAAAGGTATGTCAATCAGTGGACAGCCTGAAGACGTGAAAGAAATTCTTTCTTTCTTGATTGATAAAAACAAGGTAGCTGATTCACATGGCGATGAGTAAAGAAGAGAAACGGATCAAGGAGTTAGAAGAACTTCTTGACCGTTATAAAAACCTTTCAGATAAAAAAGAAAACGAGATTCATGAACTAAGTAAGACTTTAAATAATGTGGAAACAGAATCTCGTCAGTACCAACGAGAGTTAGTCGCTATTCATGATCTTCATAACGCATTTGTGCAACAGATCATTGATTCATTTTCATTACTAAACTTACGAGTCGTACAGGGGGCAGATTTAAATGGCAAAGAAGAAGAAGGTTGATTTAGTAGAAGGATATTTAAAATCGTTAGATATTTTAACGGCAAGTTCTAACAGCGATGTTGCAATCTTTGATGAGGTGATTGACAGCCTTAAAGTACGTAACACACAGCTTAAAGAATTAAACACCGATGCCCGTTCTAAACGTGAACAGCTTCAGGTGGTAGAACGTCAGGCACAGGAACAAATTCAGGCGAATGAAAAGATTATCGCCAATATTGAATCAGTGATTAAACCAAGCGAAGGATAGGAGAATATGACAGTGATAGTAACCGCAGGAATGATTGCAAGTGGAAAAACAACAGTAGCAGAACTAATTAGCAAAGAATTGGACTCAGAAATGTTTTATGAGTCAGTGGATGACAACCCTATCCTTCCCCTATTCTATCAAGCATCGGACGAAGAAATTGAGTCGAACCGTTATCCGTTTTTACTTCAACTTTACTTCTTGAATAGTCGATTCGATCAGATCAAAGATGCGTATCACGACCGTAACAATACTTTAGATCGTTCCATTTATGAAGATTGGTACTTCGCTAAAGTTAACCATGATTTGGGACGTATCAATGACCTAGAGTTTTCTATCTACGAGTCACTTCTCAATAACATGATGCAGGAATTAGAAACGCTACCTCAGAAAGCACCTGACATTATGGTTTATCTACGTGCTTCCTTTGAAACCATCTTGTTCAGAATTGGGTTGCGTGGACGTGACTTTGAGATTGACGAGGAACTTAAAGACTACTACTACGCACTATGGAAAGGCTACGATGATTGGGTAATGAATCACTACGATAAATCAGATGTAGTCATTATTGATATGGATAAAGTAGATGTTGAAACAAGTGAAATTGATGCACAAATGGTGATTGATAAAGTAAAAGCAAAACTTGCAGAAAGAGACGAGAAGGCAGGGGCATAAGCCCTGTCTTTTTATTATGAAAGGGGAAAAATAAATGAACTATCTATTAGGAATTTTAATGGTGGGGGTACTAATTGGACTGGCTTTCTTGCTGTCTTCAGATAAGAAGCGAGTGAATTACAAAGCCATAGGAATTATGTTGGGGCTTCAGGTACTCACTACCTTATTTATGTTTCAGACTTCCATTGGTCAACAAATTGTACTGTTCCTGACGGAGATTCTAAACCGTCTTATTGAGTTTGGTGAAGCAGGAATTGATTTTGTTATGGGTGGCTTTCAACTAGATGAGGGTGGCGTATTCTTTATCAACGTTCTCCTATTGATCGTCTTCTTCTCAATGCTTCTTTCAGTACTAACTTACCTTAAGATTCTTCCACGGGCGATTAACCTTTTCGGTGGAATTCTTTCTAAGGTTACAGGACTTCCAAGAGTCGAAAGCTTCAACGCTGTTAACTCTATTTTCTTCGGTCAGTCTGAAGCGATCCTTGCTATTAAGTCTCAGGTGTCTAGCTTAGACCGTAACCGTCTATTCATCGTATGTGTATCGGCAATGGCTTCTGTATCGGCTTCTGTAGTAGGTGTATACATTACAATGCTACCTGCTGAATACGTCCTCGTTGCCTTCCACTTAATATGTTCAGTGGTTTGATTATAGCTTCAATCGTTGCACCAGTTTCCGATGCTGTTAAGGATGAAAAGATTGATCCGAACGATCTTTCTACAGACAAGTCATTCTTTGAAGCAATGTCTAATGGTGCATTGGAGGGCGGAAAGATGGCATTGATTGTAGGTGCTATGCTTATTGCATTCATCGGATTTATGGAAGGTATCAACTGGGTAGCCTTTGCCTTAACAGGTATCACGGTACAGGATATGCTAGGTTATCTATTCGTTCCGTTGACGTTCTTACTTGGAATTCCTGCAAGTGAAATGGTAGACGCAGGGGCAATCATGGGCTTGAAGATTGTTACTAATGAGTTCGTTGCTATCCTAGGCCTTAATGAAATTGCAGGAACACTTTCAGAACGTACACTAGGAATTGTATCTGCATTCCTTATTAGCTTCGCTAACTTCTCTAGTATTGGAATCATTTCAGGATCAATGAAAGCAATCAACGGGGAACAAGCTTCGCATGTAGCTAAGTTTGGTTTGAAGTTACTTCTTGTAGCTACTATGGCAAGTCTTTTGACGGCAACTATGGTAGGTCTATTCATCTAATTAGAAAGGTTGGGGTTGATTCCCTGACCTTTCTTTTTTTTATGTCCTATTTTACCTACGTCTGTCCATTACATAGATGAGATAAATAAAAGGAGTTGTCACGATGGTTGAATCTACCCTTTCCTTTGTCGGATTTTCTACAGACGAAGAAGATAAAAAAGGACTTTTATTTAATGATGGAACATTTATAAGCACAACTAATTTTTCAATGTACCCACCTTTAAAAAGTGGGTGTAAAGATGTTGAAGATGTTTACATCGATAGGTTTAATCAACAATTCAATATTCGGTTAGCCAGTGGAACAGAAATTTTTGGTGAATATGAATCCATTAAAAGTACAGATAAAGGAGTGAAGGAAATGACTGATCGAGGATATATTGAAGAAGCGTTACGAAATGAAAAGGTTAAAGAGGTAAAAATCTATGCTAAAAAAATTTCATATTGTTCTTGAAAGTGGTAAAAGATTGATTGCACATATAGATAAAATTGGTGAACTTAGTTATGAACTCTCTAAAGAAGAAACCACCTGTAAGGTTATGGCTACGTGGTAGTTCATACACGGACGCCTGAAAATAACGGGGGCATTGATCCTGACACTGAAAAGATAGTCAGTATATGTGATGGCTGTTTGGATGTACTAAGAAAATGTGATGAGTTTATTGAATGGGAAGATGAACATTATTGTAACGAAGAATGCTTATTAGATAGGCTTTCATATAAAAAAGTTACAGGCTTTGAAATTAAGGAGGGGGCTATTTAAATGGGTAAGCTAACATTAGAGAACTTAGAAGATATTTATTTTGAAAATGAAGTTCAGGTTAATGGTGTTATATATGCACTAGTAGAATCAGGTACTTGGGAAGATCAAGGGAAGTTTCAGACCTTAGATATAATCTTCACCGATGGTGCGGAGTATTACCGTGGATTTGTAGGACGATCAGGTGACCATTGGCAAGGGTATACGTATGAAAGTGAGATTCTAGGTGATGAAGAAGTAGATCTTCATACTGTAGAAAAACGTGAAGTTACACGTACAGAGTGGGTGGAGGTTGGATGAAAAGCCGATTAGATCAGCAGAGAGAAAAAGGGGCGTGGTCTGTATTCCTCTTTGTTATCTCGTATGTCTTAGGTGTTTCCCTTATTGCCTTACTTATAGCGTTTGTAGCTGTAGGAATACCTACTATCACCCATTTACTATTAACTTTAATTCCCTTCTATAGCTTAAAGTTATCGGACATTTATATTGTATGGGGAATTATATTACTAATACTATTCGTCCTAGCATTACTAGGTAAGAGAAAATAAAGGAGAAGATATATTATGCGTATCGTATTTCAAGGAAGCTTACACCCTGAAGAATTGGGTCAAGCAGTAGAAGAAATCATTGCAGAAACATTAGCCGAGGTTGAGGGCACAGAACTTCACCCTCAAATGCTACACAATCCAACTGTAGAGACTAACCTAAATGTTGTAGGGTTTGAGAAGCCTGTTCTTGTAACACAGGATGATGAAAACCTTATGTTTACAGTTCATACAGGATTTAAAGACGGAGAGTTTACCGAGTATGTTGCACCTGATAAAGAGGAACTATTAAAAGACTTTCACGAAGCTGTAGAACAAGAAGAGAATGCAAATAAAGAATAAACAAAACGCCCTTACTGGTCTTCAGTAGGGGCATTTTTATTTTCTTCCTGATCTTCTTCTTCTCGCTGTGCTTCCTTCTCTTCTATCAGTTCATGAATGTGGTTAGGTTCGTATCCATGTGACAAGTGATGGTTAAACGCTTCATTGAATAGTTCTTCTGTTTCTTCTTCCATTTCAAATGAAATGATTTTATTCATGTCAGTTATATTTAAAGCCTTAGCAATTACTAGTACATTGATTAGGCTGTACGATGATCTTTTCATATGCAACATGCTATGAAGTGTTGCCCTACTTACCCTGTTAACCTCGCTAGTTCTGTAGCAGTAATACCTACTTCATCTAATACTTCCTGAAGGTTACAAACGATTGTTACGTCAGGGAATAAAGAATTCTCTTCAATTAGTCTTTCTTGTTTCTTGTGGTGCTTTAAGTTAGCCATACTTACCATTCCTTAACTAAATTTAATTTGTGTTAGTAAGCTTAGTGTATATCATATATGATAAAAGGTCAATACATTTCATGTCCTTTTTTTCCTTCTCATCTTCCATTACATAGGTAGATAACAAAGGAGGAATTCAATATGAGAATTGCAGTTACTGGAAAAATGCGATCAGGAAAAGATACATTTGCTAATTACTTTATAGAGAGAGAATTTTACAACTTAGCATTTGCAGACGGGATTACAGATGTTATTGCACAGTACTTCCCCGAAGCTTGGCAAGAAGGGAAACCCCGTGAACATTATCAGGTTATCGGACAAGCATTCCGACAGCTGAACCCTACAATTTGGGTCGAACACTTAGATGATTTATTGGGTCAGTGGTTTATGTTAGACGGTGTTAATGTTCCCGTTATTGTAACCGACTTACGACAGCCTAATGAGTATGAATACTTGAAAGCTAATGGCTTTACCGTGGTTAAGGTTGAGACTTCAGAAGAGTTACGTATTGAAAGAATTAAGAAGTCAGGCGATGCCCACAAATTAGAGTACCTTCACCATGAAACTGAAAAACATATTGATGATATGGATTACGACTATTTGGTTACTAACGACACATCATTAGTTGACCTACTGGAACAAGCTGAGTTCCTTTATGCAGAGTTAGTAGGTGAACAGCATGACTAATGAAAACAAATACGAACGTCAGTATAAATTACATACCGTTGAAGGGGTGAAAAGATTTTATGATGATCTGCTAACGCTTAAAGAAGCAAGGTTTTTCGGCGGTGATTTTGAGTTAAGTGATATGCTTTTAGACTTTGATTCGGCTGTTGAAAGATGCTTAACGAAAAGGCAAAAACAAATTACTGAGTTGTACTATTTACAAGGCCTTAACTCGTTAAAGATCAGTCGTGAATTGTCTATCACTCACCAAACAATCCTTGAACACCTACACACTGCCTATAAAAACCTAGCTTCGTACCACTTGTTAGAAAGGAATAAGTACAATGACTAAGGCACAATACAAAGATAGCTTTATTGCTAAAATTGATGAACTGTTCACAGTAGAGGAATTACCTTCTCCTGAAGAAAGGGTAAGACAAACCAATGAGTTCATTGAAAAGTACTTTGATGTTGTTGGAGAGAAACCCCCTGCCCTTCAGTTAGAACGGCTTGGTAATTATCTTTTATTAGACTACCTTCGTGATAAGGACAAGAACAAAAGTAAAAAAAGTTGACTATAACTTTCATTCAAAATCTCAAAGTAAGTCAAGACACAGAACAGAAATAAGTATCAAAGATGAAAGCCTAGACTACTTTCAACAAAAGGCTTTGAACCAACCGAACGCTTATAAGAAGCGTACTCAAAACGCAGACGAATAAGGAGAGTATTATTTTTATGTTTACTAAACTAAAAAGCATTGCACTTGGGGCAACCGTAGCTACGGGGGCTTTTTTAGTGCCTTCATTTGCAGATGCACAGGAACAACACACAGTAGAGTCAGGCGATACGTTGTATCTTATCGGTCAGGATTACGGAGTTACAGTAGATGAAATGGTTGAAGCAAACACACAGCTTCCTAACCCTGACCTCATCTACCCTAACGACACTGTAATCGTCCCTGTAACGTCTGTAACTACTAATGAATCTACGGTTACAGAAGATGTTGAAAAGACCACACAAACCAACACAGACGTTACAGCGTCCGAGTTAGTATTATTAGAACGTCTTGTTCATGCAGAAGCATGGGGACAGCCAGTAGAAGGTAAGAAAGCTGTTGTAGATGTGGTGTTGAATCGTGTAGAAAGCGATGAATTCCCTAACAGTATTGAAGGTGTAGTTCACCAGTCAGGGCAGTTCACACCAGTAGCAACAGGTGCGATCCATGAGTATACACCGTCAGATAAAACAAGGGATGCGGTACAGTCTGCACTTAATACAGATAGCCGTGTAGGAAATTCCCTTTACTTCTATAACCCTGCTACTGCAACAAACCGTTGGCTAGATTCATTAGAGACTGTAACAGTTATTGGGGATCATACTTTTAAAAAGTAATGTCCCTTTCTTAGTTAAAAATTCCATTACTACTATGTAGGAAATTATAATAAAAGGCGGTATGTAAAATGACAAATGTATATTTAGCAAGTGGGTTTTTCAATGAGAGTCAGGTTCGTAAAGTAGAGTTAGCTGAAGCGAGTCTACTTAGTAAGGGATTGAATGTATTTAGTCCGAGGGAAAATCAAAACCAACACATTGAGTTTGGTTCTGCCCATTGGCGACAAGCTACGTTTGAAACAGATGTAGAAGCCATTGAATGGGCAGATGTATTGGTAGCTATCTACGATGAAGAAGATGCCGGCACGATGTGGGAGATTGGATATGCTTACGCTATTGGTGTTCCTATTATCGTAGTTCATAAAGGTGAAGAAGTTGTTAACCTAATGATTACGGACAGTCTTACAGCTTACCTTGAATCGTTTGAAGAACTTCTTGACTATGACTTTGAAGCTGAATTCCTGTTACGTAAACCCTATACGGGGTCAGTTATCTAAATGAAATTTAAAGTTGGTGATCGTGTCTACGCTTCTTCCTTTATGGCTGAGGGCGTGGGCACGATTATTTTTATAGGTAAGGATATATACGCAGATGAGTTTAAACCAGTACAGGTTAAGTTAGATGAACCCTACGACAATACGGGACATGACATGTTTCGGTTCACACTTAAGCAAATAAAGCACACGTAAAAGCCCCCTACTGAAAACAGTAAGGGGCTTTCTCGTTAGTTAAGGTAACTAACTTCACTAACACACAACAATATTTTAACATGACTGCTTTCAAATATCCAGTCTGTAATAAATCCAATTGTTACTACCCTTCTGAATATATTATAGGTCTTAAACAGCTTAATATGTGCTATATAGTCAGGTGTTTATTCCTGTTGAATGAACAGTTTTTATGGAGTATTATATGTTAAGAGTCACAGCCTTACAGTCAAATGTTATAGCTGTTGTCTGCCCAGTAACAATTGTAAGGAGGATGTAGGTATGGTTAACCGTGGTAAAGTTGACAGGGGTAAGCAAAGCAACATGAGTATATCAATGAACGAGACAGAGATAAATCAAATAGATAATCTTGTACAGTTCTTTCAAGAAGACTCTATAAACACTGTAACTAGAGTAGACGTTGTAAAGTATTTATTGAAGACTGCACATCATCATATTCAAAATGAAGACGTTAACAACACTAAAGATTTCATGACTACTTATCCTAAAATGTGATAAATAAAAATGACAGACCTCCTGAAATCAAGGGGGTCTTTATTTTTATGTCTTTTTATTAACTAGACATATTTTTATGTGCTTCTATCCTCTTTAGTTATTAAAATCAATAAAAATCAAGATAGAACTGTATGTACTTCTATCTTCTTTTACCAATATTTATTGATAAATATACCAATAAGGATTATAATATTCATAAATTGGTAAAACTAACTAAAACACACGAAGGATTGATAAAAATGGGTAAAAAAATATGTTGGTTTTGAAAGTGCTAACAGTTTCGTTAAGGTATACCATGATGGTAAGCAAGTAGTTTATGCAAACACTACAGGGAAGCCCCCACGGGAAAGCTACGGAGTAAAGGGCGACACCCTGACTACGTACAAGTTAAACGGTTCATCTTACACTGTAGGAACTACGTTGAACTATACATCTAGTGGCGGTGTCGGTATTCAGAGATACGCTACTGAGTTCTACAAGAAGGAAAGCATTGCAGGTATCTCACAGGTGATTGAAGACGGTGATATTGTTACAGCAATCACAGCTATACCTTCTACTCATTACAACGACAAAGAGAAATGCAAGTCTCTAATAAATGAAAACTTGGTAGGTACTCACGTCTTAGAAATTGATGGAGAAAGTAAGACCTTTACTATTGATGAAGTTAAAGTAACTCTTCAGCCGTTGGCTTCTTACTTCTACACTATCGTAGATGAGTGGGGAAACATGAATCAGGATATGTTAGCAAGGTATGAGGGTACAGAAACATTAGTAATTGATATTGGTTGGGGAACGACAGATGTAGCCTTAGTTGGTAATGGTGGACTGTCTGACTTTTGGACGATCCAAGCAAGCATGAGTTCTGCATACCGTGAAATAGAATTAACTCTAAAAGAGGATAAGACATTTTCTACAAACACGATGCAACCATTAGAGATTGAACGACAGTTAAGAGATAATGACGTGCTGACATTTAGTAACCGTACTGTTGATGCTTCTAATGCTAAGAAACAGGTATTTAAAGAGACGGCACAACAGATTATGACCGAGGTAAACAACCACCAAAACATTGAGGAAATGACTACTGTTATCTTCACTGGTGGTGGCTTCCAAGCATTGAAAGAACATCTTGAACCAATGATTTCTAACGATCAGGGACAGGTATTAGATAACATATTCTTTATCGAAGATTGCCAACTCGCTAATGCTAAAGGTTGCTACGTATTCGGTAAGTACATTTCAAATTAAGGGGGCGGTATTATGCCATCTAAGAATATAAACATTAAGCTAGATTTAGAAAAGGATGCTGACATTATAGAATTCCTTGAAGATAAACCTGCTACCTTCTTCTTCAAAGAATCCATGAGACGTTACATGCCTGAGTTTAATACGTTTAGAGAAGAGAAAGGCATCCATGCAGTGAAGACCCCTTCTAAGCCAACGAGTACTGAAGATGAGATAAAGAGTAACCCACAATTTCAAAGCGTGGTAGGAAAGTTTTCTAATGACTAGCTTAATTGCTAGTCTTTTTTTATTGTCTTATTTGTTGTCTTTGTAATTAAGTTATGTTAAATTAAATACACGGTATTTAAATAAAGTTACATATAATAATAAATGAGGTGCAAAAAAATGACTTTAACTAACACACACAACTTAAAAGAATATTTGCAAAGGGAAGTTAAACTTATATTAGCTGAGTATAAAGACGATTTACTTAAAGATGAATTAAGCAATTTAAAGTACTTTATAACCAATGAACTTAATTTATTGACTGAAGAAGAATATGATATAATGTTTGAAAATCTGTTTGAAGATGAGGAAGAGGGTGTTGATCCAGTGGAAGCAGAAATCACTTTTACAATGATTGACGGTACAGAGATTGGGCATTCTACATCAAATTACGACAGCATAGACGGGGCTAAGGACGCTATTCAGCATACAATGAATCTTTTCTTGCAAGAAGGTAAGACGTTCCTAGATTTAGAAGAGGATTTAGTTATAAACCTGAACCATGTGAAGATGTTACTGTAAAAGAATTTGAAGGCGTTGAGATATATCAGGATTAAATATAGTAATGTAATTACAAGACCGTACACCCGTTGCGGTCTTTTTAATTTGCTTGTACGACTTATTGTTTTATCATATATAATAAATTAGTTCTTGTAATTTCTGTGTGTTACATGATATACTGTGTATAGAGGTTAAGGCAAGGTAACTTCAGCTAACACACAAGGGAGATTGAATGACAAAAAAAGACAAACTAAAAAAATCCGACAGTAAAATCTATGAAATCGAAAGAGGTCGAAAAGATAGCGAAAGCACACGGTTGGGTTTGGGAAAGATCGAAAGGTGATGAAAGAATCTATTACCACCCTGAACATGAATCACCAATCGTTATAGTACACGGAAAGACGTACTCACGATCTCTTATAAGATCGGTACTAAAACAAATAAAAAGGTAAATCACGGCTAATGATTTACCTTGCCTTACCTCTTCAATCTCCTAAACTATTATACAGGGCTAACGCCTTGTATTTTTTTTGTTAGAAATCCTCTTCTTTTTCCACCTCTTCTACAACTTTTAGTTCTTTATATAAACGCTTAGTAGTTTGCTTTAAATGGTCTTTCTGCATCTCGTTAAAAGGTTCTCCGTTAGCAAACCTTCCTTCTTTAATAGAATGTAAGTTGTTTAAAATGGTGGAACTAAGACCTTTCTTTAACCTGAGACGGGGGCAAGCATCAGAAGAGTTTTTACTCTGTGAAAGATATTTTTGAAAGTCGTTTTGAAATGCGTGGGAATCCTGTTTAAATAGTTCGTCATCCCCTAAAGCCTCATCTATCAATTCTGCATGTTCTAGTTCTGCCTGAAGGGTACGTAGTCCGTAATGTAAACTTTCTTTAAAATTAGTATCATAGTCACCTAATGAAACTGTTCCTTTTTGAAGAAGCTGTTCAATCATTGTACAGAGGTTTTTATAATGCTGTCGGGCATCATCGGCATCGTAAATAATGAGGTCTGCCGTAAGGTTATTTGTCATTACATTACTTTTAGTTTTTAAATTCATGAATTATCGCCACCTAACGTTTTAAAATAATTAACGAGAACAAGCGTTCTTATTTTTGTATCATAACATTCGTGAAAAAGTATGTCACGGAATGATGCCACGTTAAAAAGTAACATACTAAAAGAACCATAGCCATGCGTATTTAGGCTTTTATAAGTGCAAATTTTTCCAACAACTTTTATGGCCATAAAAAAAGCCCCGAAGCTTCTCTTAGTATCTTCGTTCCAACTCTGTAGCTAGTCGGTACGCTTGATCCTTTGTGTCGCACTCTGTTAAGAAAAGTTCTTCCCAGTGTCCGTCCACTAAATTCAGTTTGTCTGCTGTAACCTCGAAGCGATCACCGCAGTCGATAACTTCTACTACTACTTCACCGTGTTTTGTTGTCTTTGCCATTTTCTATCATCCTTTGTGTGTGTTAGTAAGTTAGGCTGTTGTTGCCTTGCCTTAACTTCTATATTTATAATAACATGGTGTATCATATATGACAATAGGTTAAAGTAAATTAAATTAGATTAAATTAAAACGTGGAATGTTCTGATAATTTAAAGGGGGCGGTCTTTTTCTGTGAAGTACGTTGTCTTTGTCAGGTATTCGTAATACGTCATAGGTGCTTCGTGAGTGCCTTGTGAGGGCTTCGTTGTTCGTTCGCTGTCATTACTTCGTAACATAAGAAAAAGCCCTACAGTGGTGATTGTAAGGCTTCCTGTTTAAAACTGTTCAACGTGTAGAAATACACCCTCTTCATTGTCTATCATCTTATCAATTTCCTTATGTGCTTCTGAATTAAATTCAATATCAGTAGCAATTGAAATAGTGTCTTTGTACTTTACTAACCAAATTCCACCTTCAAGATCAATGAAATTTTCTAATTCAACCATAGAAACTACAGTTACTTTGTTTGTTCCTTCAATTGTCTTTACTTCTAAAATTGTATCTTTACGTGAAGACTTAATGTTAACGAGTTGTAGAATTCCTTTAGCGAACGTTTCCAGTACATCGCTACCTTCTAGTAAATATTCATATCCTTTAGTAATCATCATTTTAATAGCCCCTTTAGTTGTTGTTTTATAGTACGTTATTTTAAGAATGAAAGGGGGATTATTCCCCCTCTTATTAAATTACTTCAATGTAATGTTCTGATCCTTTGTAGAAAAGACCGTTGCACTGTTCTTGAAAGCCGTAATCATCATAGTCGAAGCAGTAAGTCACTTCTTCAGGAAGGTGGTCTAAGTACCCCCTAGCTTCCATTAAACTATGTCCTAGTTCTTCGTCTGTACTCGCTTCATGGATTAGGTAGTTACCTTCCTCAAAAAGCTTTACAGCGTCTTCTAGTTCGTCACAGCAATCAACTAAGATGTTGAAGTCTCCAAGTTCTTGATTTGATTGTAGCATTTTGTTGAATTTTGCTACTAGTGGTAAATCCAAGTACTTAGTAAATAATTTGTACTCGCTTTCGACATCGACAATCTCGCAGTCGTTCATGCCGTTGTAAGTAAGATCGTTTACCTCAGTGTCGAATTGCTGTTCTGTCATTGGAAGATTAAGAGTTTTCATTTCCATAGTACCGATGTTGCTGAGTGTTAATGTTGTGTGCATTTGAATCATCCTTCGTGTGTGTTAGTGTGTAGTTCCTTACTACACTTCTAATACTATCATGTGTATCATATATGGTAAAGCATAAATTTAATACGCGAAATAGTAAGATAATTTAAACGCTGTATTAGGGCTTCAGTTGTGTTAAAATAGGCAAGGATTTCCTTTATATAGGAAGAAGTAAAGATAATACAATAAAATATCTAGTATTTATAGATTAGTGTTGACAATTAAAGTAAATACATGGTAATTTAATTATAGAAAGTTAAATACAACTACTTTAATCTAACACACACACATATCGGAGGTATTTTCATGAACAATTTACTTATGAAGAAAGATCTAACATCAGAACAACTTGCAATGGTACATGTGGAGACTGAGAAGAATACAAAAAGCCTAAAGGTATTCGCCTTGCTTTGGTTTTTCCTAGCAGGCTTTGGTGGACATAGATACTATTTAGGTACAATCGGTATTGCGGTATGTATGACATTGTTTAACTGGATGACTCTTGGACTGTGGGGCATCATTGACGGTATCTACTTACTTGTTACTAAGCGTATTCAAAAGCACAATGAGAAGGTAGAAATGGATGCGATCAACCAAGTGAAGATGTACACGAAGAAAGAAGAACCAAAACAAGTAGAAGCTACAGCATAAAAAAACGGGGGGAGTAGTTACATTTTACCCAAATCATCAACCCAAACCCTATGTATTGAAACCCCCAAAAAGGCAATTAGGTAAATCACCTGGTTGCCCTTCTTAATATCCAGGATCTATAATTTCACATACCATACATTCTAAAGAATTAAGAATAAGGGTAAAAAGGGAAAGGGC